TTAAGCTTTAACAAGTCCATATCAAGCTTTAACAAGCTTGATTTAATAAGCTTTAACAAGCTTTCTTTAATTTATATAATAGTATTAGATACATAGCTATAGGTGCGTAATCAAATAAAAAATAAAATAAAATTTTTTTGAATTAATTATTCCTTCAGCACTTGGATTGAAATGCCAAATCTCAAGCCTGTCAAATGTGAAATTTGTCAAATCTCAATATCCCCAATCTCACTAACTCCATGAGTTGCAACCTTTCCTTTTAATGTCCTTTTTTGTACTTGGCATGCCAAATCTTAATTTCCCCCAATCTTACTAACCTTTCCTAAATTAACCAAATAATTGACAATTAACCCATTCTAACAAAATCTTAACATACTTATATTATTACCTTATTTCCTTCCTTCTATCCTTAACAAACAATAAACAAAACTTAACAAAGAACTATTAAATGTAGCAAATAGGGTAGCTAAGCTTGAACAAAAAGCGAGATTTAGCACGCTTTATGGGGGGGTGTATTTTAGGGTGATTTAAGCAAAACCTGTTAGCTTTCATGGTTCTAAGGGCTTAGCTTTTCATCATAAAAAAAAGTCTCTTTTTCTACATACTGGAGAATGAATTTGATAATAAATCATTTATTTTTCATACGTATACACGTATACGGATTGTTTTTCATCTATTTAATTTCATACGTATACACGTATACGGATTGTTTTTGGCATAGGTATTGCATATTATTAAATGTAAACGTGTATACACCAAGTAGGGGGTTTTATGATAATATATAAAGTAACAAATAAAATAGACAAAAAAAGTTATATAGGACGAACGAAGTCGTCTCTTGATGAACGAAAAAAACAACATATAAGAGCTTCTAAAAAAGAAACTAATAATGTTTTTCATAAAGTTTTAAAGGAGCTTGGTGAAGAAGCTTTTACTTGGGAGGTTATACATACATGTGGTATAAAAGAATCTAAAAGTTTAGAAATTTATTATATTGGTTGCTTTGATTCATATAATAATGGTTATAATTCTATTATTATAAGTAATACTAACAAAAAAACAAATTTAGGTAAGCCTCGTTGTTGTAGATTGCTTTTAGAACAAGATGACACCCTGGTTGCTCTTGCTGGTGCAGCTAGCATTAGTCCTGGTATGTTCATACATATAGAAATGACAAAGGTTTTAAAGAAAATGCAATCCTTAATCGTGGCATAATAGTTGCATATATTTTTATAGCGGGCAAAAAATTTAAGGAGATTAAAAATGAAAATAGAAGAAAAGAAAATAAAAGGTAGTACTGATGTTATGTTGGATATTATATTTGAAGAGAAAGACGCTGATCTGTATAGTGATTTTTCTAAAATGGCAGAAATAAAAAATATAACAGCACAGGAGTTAATGGAGGAAATTCTTACTATGGATAATTTTTTAGAAGGTTGTTCTGATAAAGAAAAAAAATCAATAAAAAGTATAGTTATTTAGTTTGTTAAATTTTTATTTTAGAAAGGAGCAAGCTTAGGACAGGAATGGTATTCCCTAAGTGTACGCTTCATCATGCGGTTCTTGCTCATTAATATTGTTTTTGGCCGAAAAAAATTTCTTGACTAGATCTCAAGCCATACTTTATAAGCTTTGTCAAGATTTTGTCCAATGTAAATAATTTTGAATAGTTGGGTATTCTTTTCATCACGTAATGTAACTTTATACTGCTCGGATAAATTACACCAAAACTTTTTTTGTTTTTCAGTTGCAAAAAGTATCCAACTTTTTCGTTTCCATACATCTAATGTCTTTAAAAAAGATTTATCTTCTTGTGTCATGTTATACTCCTCTATTATGTGTTTATTAGTCTAACTAAATAACCCATACGATGATTATATTTTTGTCCAACAAGTGCTGTATCCATCCAGATGATCATTTTTTTATCTCCTTTTTTATATTTACCATTCATCCAGCTGGAAATAAAAAATAAATTTTTAGAAGATGAAATATTTTCTGTTATATCCATACCGCCTTCAGTAGCTTCAAAAAATATAAAATTTTTCATTTTTTTATTCCTTTTGCAAAAAATAAATTAGTGTGGCTCATGTTTTAACTGAGACGGTATTAATAGTTAAATGGGACCATATAACAGCTTTGGCATAACGCCCCAGGCCAGGGTTTTGCATTTTAATTTTGCCGTGTTGTTAAAAGTTGCGCAGCTTTATTAGGCTGGGATAGGCTAATTATGTAACGCACTTGGTCATTGTAAACACATTATTCTCCCGCTGTGTTCCCACACTAATTTAAATTATGTTATATTATTATAAAGGTAAATTTATATCCTGCATTTATGTAATCCTTTGGTTTCTTGAAAAGATGTTCTTCTGTATCATATATATAGACTGTATTTTTTTTTATTAATAAGGCAACTACCTTTTTACTATCTAAGATAGTTATCCCAAGCATCGCTGCTCCACCATTAAAAATATTTTCGTGTGATAAAATGTAAACAGTGTTGGCTTTTATAAAAAAGGTAAGATCATTTTTATTGAAAACACTATTTTTAATAGGCTGAACATAGTCATCTGCTTCTATAAGTAGATTGACTAGCACATTTCCATAATCAGCATACATTTTTGCAAGGGTTATTACTTTATGCTGTCCGACTGTTTTTGTCTGTTGTTCTATCAAGTTTTTTACCTGGTTTTCTGTCAATAGTGGTGATGGTTTGGCGAAAGAAAAATTGACAAATAAAAAAAAGATTAACAAGATAATTATGTACATCAGACTTTGTTTCATGCCTATTACTCCTAAAATTTTTTGGGCAATTAAGAGGAAATATTATATAGTGAGTAGGTAATGAGCCTACATGGTCTCTAGTGATAACAAATAAGGTTATACTACATTAATGGAAGGAGGATGCAAATGAAACAAGGCATGTAGTTGTACTCGTATTTGTTTTAACTAGATATAACTGGAAAGTAAAAATGAAGGGATTTGATAAGTATGTTCATTAGTCCCACCATACTTCACTATATAATATTGTTAAATCATTTTAGTTGATAAGTACCGTAAAGTGTCAGAAAACAGGTTATTTAATTCTTTTGCGAATGTTCGCATATTACCTGACCACTCATATGTTTGTGCTAAGGTTGTATAGCTTGCTCCATTTTGTAGTATGCTTTTGCATTGGTTGAATTTAGTCCCTAACTCTTCAAAACGACAGATTAATTTATGTTGTTCTGTTTGTAATATGTTCATTTTTATTTTACTGGTGCAGTAGGTAATAGACCTACAATATCTTTAAATGCAAAATATTCCGGGTTGAAAATGTCAAAAAAGTCAGCACAAAATATAAAACCGGCAAGTAAAGTTAGAAACATTAGTATACCGTTTGCCCAAACCCAGCCAACTTCGTGGCCTCGATGATAAATGGAATAAGCATATACTTTTTCTTTTTCTTGTTTTTCTCCATCTATTGACAAGAATATAATACTTACAGTGATAGCAGTTAGAAAAATGCCAAGAGATACAAAAGCATCAACAAACTGTTGTTTTATAAACCAAGGTCAAATTTGCTGAACTCCAATGTTTAACTTGAGTGCTATCTTATCTAGGTAGTCCAATACCATTTGTAGTTTTTCTTCATTCATTTTAATTCTCCAATAATTAAAGAAATTTCCGTTCTAGTAAGTTTTGTTATACAAGTTTATGTTTTTTTTATTTGATTTTTATTTTTTTTTGGTTGTAAAAAAAAGAATAATATGATTTCATTATAGGACTGTACTATTCTGTCAATAGCAGTATTCTATTATTTGCTCTGTACGTTTTTGGCAGTTTTTACAAAATAGTATATTGTAAAATTCAAGATGCCATTCATCATTGTTATCCCAGGAATATTTTTCTAATAATTTACCACATTTTGGGCATATATTATGCTTTATGCAAAGTTTAAAATTGGTTGTGAGTTTTTCTATATGTTTGGCTTTTTTGTTAGGATCTGTAATGTTATTATCGATAGGTAATTTGAATACAGGAAGATTAGACACTTTATAAAGTTTTTCATTTTCTTTGCGGACACCTTTATTGTACTTTTCAATTTTTTTGTTTTTTCTGATATAAAATAAAAATATAGATATTATAATACTTATTATGAATAAAATTGTTCCATTTGTTATTTCCATTATTTTTATGTTCCTCTATATCTTTGTAGTTGAAAAACTGTATTAGTCTGATTTTTATTTTTTTGGCTGTAAAAAAAAGAATAACATGACCTCATTGCGAAGCCATGCTATTCTATGAACCAGGGGTGATTATATCAGAGTACCTAACTCTTCTGCAATCCCTGCTGATGCTGGTATGTCAGCTGGTGTTTCTGTGGCAGGTTTTTGGTTAATTACACCCAATAAAGCTGCGGCAAGTGCTTCTGCATTTGGTACAGCGGTTGCAGGCTGTGGCGTAGGTGTTGGTGCTGGAGCAGGTTGTGGGGTTGCAGCAGCTTGTCCGCTTACTAGTGCGGTTAGTGCTGCTAGGATTGCATCTGTTCCTGTGGGTACAGTGGTACCGGCTGCAGCTTTCTTGGTCTCATACTTATCACGGACGTTGTCTTCAAATCCAAGAAATTCCATTTGGGCCACTCTGACCTGAACCTTTGTAGGTTCATATTCTCCATTTTCGTCAGCCGGTTTCTGGAAAGTTTCAAGCGTTCCTTTTATCAGGATTTGACGGCCTTTCAGTCCCCATTCCTTTAGCAGGCTGGCATGTGGTTCCCATGCAATGCATGGTATGAAATCTGTGGTTTTGACCTTTTCATTATCGCGTTTATAGACGCTGTTGCATGCAACTGTAAAAAGAGCACGTTTTGCTGTACCGTCATCATTTGAAAAAATAGATGTTACATCCCTGGTAAGTCGTCCTACGATTGTACATGTTGCTTTCATAAATTTTCTCCTTGAGTTGAGTCTTTTGTTTGAGGTTATTATTTGCTGGTTTTTGATTACGCGTGATAAAACTGTCAGTGTTGTGATTAGTGTCTCATTTGTTATTTTCTCCTTTGTATATTGTTTTTTTTTGATTTTAAAAAGAAAAAGAGGTATGGTTTTCTTGTTAACGTCTTAATTCAATTGTAGGATCGTGTCCTTCAATTTTTGTGAGATAAGTTTCGGTTGGTCTGTTTATTTCAGTTTCAGCCATTCTTTCACTATCTACGTCTACGAAGGTTTTCCAAACGTTGTCTTCGTGAACGTAAATCATGCCAGCATACTCAATACCTACACGGGTTATATGTCCAAGGGTTTTCTTTACTTCATCTAACATTTTTACATTGGTAGTATGCCTTATTGTGGTAATGTGTTCGTTATTGATGATTTCCATGGAACCATACCTTGTAGGTATTATAGTGTTCATTTCCTTCTTTTCGCTTATTTCATTGATAAAGTTAAACATTCCTCCACTAGCTAAGGGAATAACTACTTTTTCTTGCAAGTCTTCTGTTTTAGTAGGTGAGATCATATTCTTTTCTCCATATTTGGTTAGTATTGCTGTTGGCAGGTGTTCTGCTTGTTCTTTTCCATAAGCAGTTGCTAATTCTTCTGTATTAAGTTCTGTTCCGTGATGGGCAGCGTGGTAGCATTCTTCGAATAGTACTGCTGCTCCTATTCTTATAGAGTGTTCTTGTGTTGTTTCTTCTTCTGTTTTTGATATATCATATCTTAACAGTATTTCTGGATTATTTAATGCTCCGATGTTTAAGCAGATGTCTTTCTTTTCAGGATCATAATAACCTGCTGTTGATTCTTCTGAGGCATTAGCGATAATTACATTTTTCAGTGTTATTCCAAATTTTCTTGTTTGGTTGATAACTAAAAATTTGGCTAATGGAAATAGTTCTTCTCCAATAAATTTCATGGCAACTCCTTTTTTTTAGAATTTAAAAAGAAAGATGTGGAATAATTACTTAGGGATAAACTATTGCAGCTTCTGAAATTGTATCCTGTATGATTGAGTATACGATGTCCCAATTTCCACCAGCGTTACCACAACCCATTTTGTATGGAATATAAACAGATAAGTCCTGATGGCTTTTAAGTTTCCAAGTAGATATTTTTTTTAGACAAGATTCTACTGCATCATAGTCGGTATGGCGCCTTTCTCTTCCGTATCTATCTTGTGCGAATAAATTAATAACGAATAAGTTATCTTTTATAGGAACTATTTGTATCATTCCTAGTTCTGCTTTCTGATAGTGTTTATGGTAATATTCGTATACCTTGGGCCATTTGTTTCGGATTGCGAGGGCAACCCCACATCCCATCACACCTTTACAGTTGACCTGGTGTAGGATTATGCCCTTGGTGATAGTTGTTATATTCATTAAAGTGTTTCCTTTACTTTAATACCTGCTATTTTTATTACATCGGCAATGATATATCTATGGCAGTGTTTAGTATTACAGAAGCATATGATAGCTACATCAGTTCCGTTATATAGTAGGCTGTACAGATATTTCATTGCGGAATATTTTGGTTCTTGTGATAGCTCTTTTATAAACTTGTCAGTGTACAATTGCCACCAGTTTTCAACTTTACCGTCTTTCCATTCAGACAGGTATTGTTTGAATAGTTGTACACTTGGAGCTAGTTGTGTATACCAAGTTACACCTGTTATTTTACGTTTAGACCTGGTTATTAATAATCTGGTTTTAACATGATCTGGTAGTAGGCGTAGTCTGCATAAGGATATCAAGTATAGAGTCCCTTTCACTTTGTGATTTCTCCTGTAATTCATATATTAGGGTTAATAACCAAGCAATGGTAACCTCATCGTCAGTCGGTTCTAACGAACTGTGATAATAAGCCATTCTTTTGTTTAAGTCCTTGGTTATTTTCTCTAGTCGTGCTTTATCTCTTTCAGTCATGATATATTCTCTTTGGCAGGTTTATCAACTCGGTGAAGAACGTTGTTTTGATACCACGGTTTATGTTCGTCTATAAATTTAATGATGGGTATAGGTTCTTCTTGTAACTCGTTAATAATTGTTAGCAACCAAGCAATAATAACTTCGTTATTGGTTGGTTCCGTTGAGTTGTGATAATCAGATCTTCTTAGGTTATCAGATATTTTTTTTAGTTTTATTTTGTCTTTTTCAGTCATTTTTCTGCTCCTAATGTGCTTCTGATAAGCATTAATGTGTGTCCAAGAATGTTCTGTCCTCTGCCTTTATACATTCCCCAATATCTATCTCCCCAAGTATTTCCTTCTATTAATTGGTGAGGTGCTGTTTTTAATAGTTTTTCTCGTAATTCAAGATGTGTTGTGAATTTTTCCAGTAAGCCTTCTACCATGAAATTAATTTTCACAAGTTCCCAATCCTTTCTTAAAAGTATTCTCCTGCCCAACCGTTTAGCACTTCCAGGGCTGTGTGCTTTAGCTATTTCCTTTCTTTGTGTAATGCTAGTTGTTTTCATAGCTTGAAAATAGTGTTCAACGGTTGGGTAGATTATTCCTCCCATAGTTATTGCAGATGGGTAGAAATTGCTTAAGAATCTATATTTACCTCTAAATGAGTCAATCATTATACACCTACTTTTATTATTTTACCTTCAGCGAGGTTTTCTCTGGCAAGGTTTATAATATTGGCCATTGTTTTACTTTTTTCCATTCTTTGCATAGTTGCTCGTCTTCTCTTCTTTATTGCAGCTTTTTTTTGTTCGATACCGCTTCTCTGATCCTGTTGTTGGTAGTAAACCAGTACATTCTTTGGTGTGTTTACTTTCAGATTGAAGTTGGGGTCATAGACTTGGTTGATTGCAAATTTCATTGTTTGTTTCCTCCATTATAGGTTAGTAGTTAATTTTTTTTGAATTTTAAAAAGAAAAAAAGGAAAGTTTTGTCGATTAGTAAAATACTGTAATAATTAATGAATTACTTGCTTAGTGAAAGATGGTTAAGCTAGAATCAAAAGTTTATGGTTAAAACTTTACCGTCTTCCACTACTTCCCGGAACTTATTTTTGATACCATACTCTATTTTCTACCCTACCTATCCATTTTTCTTTGTTAGTCTTTCGGTTATAACCAATAACCCACATTATACTTGCTCCATTAGAAGCACGTTTTCCGTATTCACTGGGTTTATGTGGGTTTTGTTCCAGAAAGGTTAAACGGAATGGGTCTATTGCGTTTGATGTAATCTTCTTTAGTACACCAACTTTTACATAAGTTAAGTCATCCCTTGCTTCTAATGGTTTGTTGCCAAACATTTTGTCATAATACCCAATAAATAGATTTGTTAATTGTTGACTGATTGCTTTCATGTTGTTGTTTTTCCTTATGTTTTATAATAGACTGTTTGGAACGCCAAGCGTCATAGTATCGCTCTTTAGAACCAACTGTTCATAAGTTTTAAGTTCTTTTTCTGCTTTCTTTAATTTTTCAGGATTATTTTCCATTTTTGCTTTTCCTACCGCATGTGCTTTTTTCATCAAGTAGTTGAAGTTGGTTATTACTTTGACTGACATGTTGTTATTCTCCTTTTTGTAATAATTAGTTTTTAGAATTTAAAAAGAAAGATTAAGATAATCTTCTGTTTTTTTTTCTAGTCTTATTAATAAAAGAATTACAATAGTTTTAAGCTTTGAGTTGAGGCTTAGCTATCTATAATAGATTGAGGTTTGGCGCGAATATTGCGGTGAGCGAAGCGAAGCGAGCGAGTGCGATATTCGTGACAAACCTCAACACCTTGTTAAAAAAAAACAATAGAACGCCATATAGACGCTCTATTGTTTCTGTGTACTTAGAAGGGTACATCTTCGTTGGCAGTCATTTCAGTTTGAGCTGGCTGAGCTGGTTGTGTTTGTCCAAGCAACTGTGTTATTACTTTCAATACATCTTGTTGTGTTGCACCACCTGGAAAGAGCTTTTCCAATTGTTGTGCTGGGGTTGCTGTGGCTGCTTTCTGAGCATTTAGTTTGGCCTTGACGTTGTCTTCTAATGCACAGAATTCAATCTTTTCTGCTCGAACTTGTACTTTGGTTGGAGGATATTCACCGTTCTCATTAGCCGGGGGCTGATAAGCCTCCAATGTACCAACAATGTGGACTTTTCTGCCTTTCAATCCCCACTTTTGGAGCATGTCAACCAGGCTATTCCAAGCAATGCAAGGGATGAAGTCTACTGTCTTGATCTTTTCGTCATTTTTGACGTATGAGTTATTACATGCAACAGTAAATAGACATCTCTTATGAGTTCCGTCATCATTTGCAAAAGTTGCAGTGACATCAGCCGTGAGGTTTCCTACCATAGTTACTTGAGGTTTCATAATAAATCTCCTATCCTGCAGTTGATAACTCTTTGAGTTCTCAACAGGGTTATGGTAGAACGTATCTACCTGGTTAATAAAATTAAATATTCATTATAAATAAAAAGAAAGTCTTTTGATTTTAAAACTTAATGAGTGTAGCGAGTTTTAGCGAGCGGAGCGAGCGTTTCAAATGTTGTAATAATTACTTGTTTACTTGCTTAGTGAAAGTTGACTAACCTAAGATTAAAGGTTTGCAAGGAGATAAGTTTTGTCATTCAGAGCCCCGAAGGGCTCTATTTTGTGATTTCTTTCAATTCTGCTATTCTTTTTCCAGAGCAGGTATCGCAGATGCCATGAGATGTTCCGTATATTCCTCCCCCATCTTTTGTTCCAATAAATTTTTTACAATACATGCAGATGGTGTAAATGACTGTGGAGTACTTGTCTGATGTTTCCATTTTTCCTATTTCCAGCATAATATCCTCCTTTTTATAGTTTTAGCAAGCATAAGCCCATTAGACATAGAATTAATGCTAACCAAGCGAGGTTAACACTAGCTCCAACCATGAATAAGATTATTCCCAAAGATCCAGTATAAGTTGCCATAAACTATTCTCCTTTTTTTGAATTAAGTAAGATAGATCCACCCCAAACCACAGTATATTGAGAATTTGCTGTGGCTCAGGATTGAGCTACTCTTTTTCTAGTCTTGAGATATCGGCGAGCCTTTTTAGTTCAACTTTGTCGCCTTGTTCCCATGCAGATAACATAGCCTTTGTAAGATTGTCGAGTGGTGGACGTGCTGGTTTAATTTCTTGTTGAAAATTTTCTGCCAAACTTAAGTTTACATTATACATTTTAATTCTCCTTTTTTAAGGTTTAGAAAGAAACAGATCCACCCCAAACCACAGCATATTGAGAATTTGCTGTGATCTGAGATTGAGCTACTTGGTCAAGTGTTCTAACTCGACTTTGCGAGGTTTGAACCCAGCAAGATTACCCCACCTATTACCGAAAGTACTCCCAAACGTAGGAGCTTTCTTTTTGTCACATTGGTGGAGAAGTGCTAATGCTGCGTCAACAACACATAACTTATGTTTGCGACACCATGCCAAAGCATGATTAGCAACTGTTGAATGAGGGAAAACGACAAGAATACGGCAAAGTTTGCCAGACTTTACTTTAATTACTTTATCCTGGACAAATAAGTTATTCATGGTATATCTCCTTTAGTTGGTCATCCATTTTGCAACAATGACGACAGTTATTAACGCAACAACAATCATACCACCAAACATTAAGAAACCTTCGATACCAGTCATAATATTCTCCTTTTTTATCTTAGAAAGATAGACCAACTCCAGATTACAATGCTGAATGTTAAGGTTAGTAAAGTGAATAGGGATAGGGTACCCCCTATACAAAATATAAATATACTTTTTAATATATAATAAGATAGAGGGAGGTCCCAACTATATTCTGGGAAGTTTTGAAAAATCCAACTTTTTCGTTTTTTTGGTATAGTTATTGCATATATTTTTGATAAAAATATAATAGGAGTAATACTATGCTTGACCTAAAGACAAATTTAGATTTAAAATCAATCTTTGATTTAATTCAAAAAATAAAAAAAGGTATAAAACAAAAAAGTTGTATAACAATAACTGAATCTGATAACTATACAGTAGAACCCGGTTTACGTATTTTAATAGAAACTAAAAATTATAAAACAAAAGAATATATGTATTTTAAAAGAAATATATCGGAAAGTGAACTTATTCACACAGAAAGAGATTTACATTATACTATAATCGAAAAAACTATAGAAGAAGCTAATGATTATTTTAGAGAAGAACAGACAGTAGGTTTATGTGAAGAATGTGGAAAACAATTAACTAACAAAGAAATAAATGAAGGTATTACAGTTTGTGAAAAATGTGCTACTGGTCTATATGGGTATGAAGAAGAATATAATAAAGGAAAATAAATAATATGGAAACAAAAGAACGCTATTATCCTTGTGGAATTGATGGAAAATGTGACGAGAGATGTGAATATTATTACAAAGATCATGCATGTTTAAATGCCCAAAGACGTGCGTATAATGCAGTATCACGTGATAAAGCATATGATTTTTTTATAAGCAAAGGTATAGATGTTACAATGCACGTACACGGTTATCTCTTAGATAATCGTTTTATATTTTCACCTACATCTAATAAATGGAGAAGTACAAAAAGAAATAAGTGGTATAGAAGTTCTGGACCAGAAACTTTTTATAAAAAATATTTTGTTAAATAAAAATAATTAATATTTTAAGATAACAACAGGATTCAAACTATGAAATACAACCTACACTTCTACGAAAAAAATAAATTAAAAGAAATTATAACAAGTAACGCTTTTATGTATGGTGAAGGTAATAAGTTTTTATCTTATGATATTCCTTCTACGTATGATAAATTAAAATTATTTGACAAAGATAACAGATATATAATAACTTATCGATATGTTGAAAGACAAGAGAATAAATCCATATTTAGGAGATAAAACAAATAATGAAAATACTTATTAACATACTAATTAGGTTTTTAGTTATTTTTGATTTAATACTTTTTTGTTATTATTTTAAGTTAGATCACCACCTTTATATTTTATTTAATAAATTTTAAAAACGGAGATAAGTAATGAAAATAACTAATAAAAGATACAGTGAGTTAATAGAAGCAGAGATGACATTAAACTCTCTGTACGCTGCTGGGGTAGATAATTGGGAAGGCTGGGATATAGCTATGGAATCGTTAGAAGAAATAAAACAAACAAACAAAAAATTAGATATAGAAGAAGGATAACTATATGAACTTTTACAAAAAAAATAAAGGTAAAATAAAAGATATACCATTAACAATTAAAAGATCTGTTTATAATCTCCTAAAAGAAATCGACTTTGACGAGGTGGATGGGTTATTAAAGGATAAAAACAGTAGTATAACATCTAGAGAAATTGATGGGTTACAAATAACTGTATCCAAAAATTCAATTATGGTATTTATTAAAATGAAATATTATGATTTAGATACCAAAATGCTAAGTGACGATAAAATCTTAACATTTAAAGTTAAACGTACTGAAGTTGAGGATTTATGTAAATGACCTTTCTTAAAAAGCTAATACAAAATTATATAGACAAAGCAAAAGGTGAACGCGAAGCTATACTAAGAATGTTAAAAATTTGCTCTGAAGGCTATTTTCGTTATAACATAATAAACCACAGTGGTGGTTTTTTAAATTTTAGAATATCCTTCTGGGAATACATAATAAAAGGACTTTAACAAATAAAAAAAATTATCTGTTAGGGGAATGAAATGAAGAAAGAAACTTGTTGTGAATATGGAAAAAAATTAATGATTGATGAAATGGAAATCTATGCAAAATGTCAAAAAAAATGGGATGATGAAGATAAAAAATATGTTAACTGTAAGGAGTGTACCCCTTTAGGGTATTATCTAACTGATGGTTTTTATATCAGTCGTAAAAGTGCTCACAATCTTGGTTTAATTTAGGATACAAATATGCAAATAATTAAAAAAATAATATTATTTATTTTATTAATTTTATTTTTGTTAAATTTAAAATGTTCTCATACAGTAACAAAATTAGAACCCTCTACGCCTTCTAATATTGAAATAGGTGAAACATAAAAAGAAATAATTAAAAAACTTGGCTCAGACCCAAGAAAAGTAAGTTTATTACCTTGGAGTAAATAAATGAATAAATTACAATTTACTATGGCTATAGCTATAGCTAATTCGTATAACGGGCTTAATGGTGACTTTGATATAAAAAAACTAGAAATATTTGATGGATTTGCTCTTGATACTTTTGAACCTGTTGAAGTTACAATATATGATGTAGCAAAACTAATTAAGTTTATGTGTTGGAGATCTGACAGGTCATACATTAAAAGCGTACTACATATAATAAATATAAACAAAAAAAAATTTATTATAAAAAAAGATTAAACTTGTTAAGATTTGGCACAAAGATTGCATGATTATACTGCATAAATGAAAAGCACCCTTACACTGTCGAATTTAAAATATAATTAATATAAAAGGAGATAGTATGCAATTTTTTTATAAATGGTTCGTATCGGAAAAGGAAGTGGTGAATAACTTACCACTAATGTTACCAAGGAAATTAAAAGAAAATCAACTAGACAACCTTATTAAGAAGGTAAGAAAACTATTATTTTTTAAAAAATTAAGAAAAAATTTAGGCGTAACATAAAAAGGTAAGTAAACAATGCTATGAAAACAAGCTTTTTTTGGGATAAGGTTAGTAAATGTAACCATAAAAACTTATCTGATCATTACGTATCTCTTAAATGTAATACTCCATACTGCCCTGGGTATGAGGTACGTTGTTTAGATTGTGGTGTTTACCTTTCTAAATGTGGCTGTGGTCAATGTAACGGAATGTCTGGTTGGTCAGACGCTCAATGGAAAACTTATTATAAAAACAAAAGGACGGTAAAGAATGGCTGATACAGCAGAATTAAAAAAACATATTACTCTTATAGAAGATAAACTAAAAATTAGTATAAGTAAAATTCTTGGAGAACTTGAAATACCTGTAGATTTTGATTTAAACGATATATCTATTGACTTTAGACCAGTCCAAGAACTTGGGCGAATTACAAAAAACTATGTATTGAGAAATGTTAGATTAAATGTCAATTGGATATCACACGAATACTAGTCATAAGATGAGCTTGAAAAAAGTAATCTATTTAACAATTAAATAACCGTATGACACTATAAAAGGAAAAATAAATAATGAAAATAACTAAAATAGAAAATGTTAATACTTACTTAATTACAACGGATAAAACTAAGTATACAAGGTATGGTCCAAACAACTGGTTTATAGCAATAGATATAAGTGAAAAATCTGTTACTAATAATAAAAAACTAGAATCATGTTTTCAAGAATATATGAATAAAAATAACATGCTTGGAAAAGGATAACAATTTATTAAAGGTAAAGCCGCCAAAATTTTTAAAGAAAGTGGTTAATTATAGGATAAGCTTGAAAAAAGTAAGCTGTTTAAAGATTAAATAATAACATATGATAAGAAAGGAGGATAAAATGAAGAAATGGATAGATAACGCAGATTATGAATCTCTTTTGAGAAAATGGAGATTCGCTAAAACTGGTGATGCTCTCTTTCAAGGAGATCTCGGAAAATATTACAGTAAGATAATATCTAAAAAGAAAAATGAATTAGATTCAGCAGAACAAGTTAGGATTAGTAAATCTGTTGGTTGGGGGCTTTAGTTTGGCACGGATATTGCAATGTATATAGATCGTAATACAAAACAAGGAGACATGCTTGGTAAGTACTATATTCTCAAGGAGAAGTTAAAAACTTTATGTTGTTCTAAAATTTTTAAAGCTGGTGATATTGTTTTAGTACGTTTATATTCTAGTAAAAATAGGTTATTGATTATAGATATGAATACAACACACAGAAGTATCCATAAAGTAAAAAGATCTAATTTAAATAGAGTATCTGAAGAATATAAGGATTATCAAGACTATTATGGGTAAACTTATATAAATTAAATAAATAAATTAAATAAATAAATTAATTAAGGAGATTTTATAACATGAGTAAAATAATAGGTATAGATTTAGGAACTACTAATTCTTGTATAGCTGTTGTAGAAAACAATGAGCCTAAGATTTTAAATAACAACGAAGGCGGTAGAACTATACCATCTATTATAGCTATGACAGATAAAGATGAACGGCTAGTAGGCACATTAGCAAAAAGACAGGCTGTTACTAATGCAAAAAACACAGTCTTTGCAATCAAAAGACTTATTGGAAGAAAATTTGATGATATAGAAGTTCAAAAAACTAAAAAGATGGTACCGTTTGAAATAATAGAAACACAAGGAAAAAATATATCTATAAAAATAAAAAATAAAAAATATAATCCTATAGAAATTTCTTCTATGCTTCTCAGCGAAATAAAACAAATAGCTAATACTTATTTTAATGAAGAAATCACAGATACTGTAATTACTGTTCCAGCATACTTTAATGATAATCAACGACAAGCAACAAAAGACGCTGGAGAAATAGCTGGATTAAATGTCTTACGTATTATTAATGAACCTACTGCTGCTGCATTAGCTTATGGTTTAGCTAAAAAATTAAATGAAAAAATAGCAGTATTTGATTTGGGTGGTGGTACTTTTGATGTTTCTATATTAGAAATTGGAGATGGTGTGTTTGAAGTTAAATCTACAAACGGTAACACTTTTCTTGGTGGCGAAGACTTTGATGCCCGTATTGTTGAATGGTTAGCAGATGAATTTAAAAAGGAACAAGGCCTAGATCTTAAAACAGATCAAATAGCTCTTCAACGCCTTAAAGAGGCTGCTGAAAAAGCCAAGTGTGAACTTTCAAGTACTTTAGAAACTGATATCAATTTACCTTTTATTACTGCTGATACAAATGGCCCAAAGCATTTAGTTACTAAACTTACTAGGGCTAAACTTGAAAATTTAGTTGAAAGTTTGATTGATAGTCTTGATGAACCTTGTATTACAGCTTTGAGAGATGCGGGCCTTAACAAACCAGATATAGATGAAGTTTTACTAGTTGGTGGTATGACACGTATGCCAAAAATACAAGAAAAAATAGAAAAAATATTTTCAAAGAAACCTAATAAGAATGTCAATCCCGATGAAGTAGTAGCAATTGGAGCAGCTATTCAAGGAGCTATTTTAAGTGGTGATATTCAAGATGTCGTTCTTTTAGATGTAACTCCTTTATCTCTTGGTATTGAAACACTTGGTCAAGTTATGACTAAGTTGATTGAAAAAAATACTACTATCCCTATTAAAGAAAATAAAGTATTTACAACTGCAACAGATAATCAAAACTCTGTAAGTATTCATGTGCTTCAAGGAGAACGTGAAATGGCTTATGGTAATAAAACAATTGGAAGATTTGAATTAGTTGGAATTCCTCCAGCTATTCGAGGGATACCACAAATAGATGTTTCTTTTGATATAGATGCTAACGGTATTTTAAACGTTACAGCCAAAGACTTAGCTACAAACAAAGAACAGTCTATTAAGATTCAAGCCTCTAGTGGGCTCAGTGATGAGGAAATTGAAAAAATGAAGAAAGACGCAGAACTTCATGCAGAAGAAGATAAAAAACAAAAAGAATTAGTAGAAATTAAAAATCAAACCAGTGCTTTAATATACAGTGTTGAAAAAAGTTTAGAAGAATTTAAAGATGATGTTGATGAAGAAACCAAAAAAACAATAAAAGAAAAAATAGAAGAGATTAATAAACTCATAGAAGGTGATGACATAGAAGCTATTAAAAAGACACAGGGTGAGCTTATGCAATTTTCACAAAAACTATCAGAAATGATGTATAAGAAAAACAACCCTGACGCACAAAAAGCTGAAGGACAATCAAGTGAAGATACTACAGAAAAAACACAAACAACTACCCAGGTTTAACGCGTGTTATGATAAAAAAATTTAAACCACATGAATTATTTTGTTCTACGTGTTTAATACATGAATCTTTTTTTAATAATATAGGTGAACACATGGATGAAGAGTGTCCACGATGCGGTAATGCAAGATGTACAAGATATGAAGATTTAACATTAAAGCAAAAAGAAATAGCCGAAAAAAATTATATAACAAAGAAAAAATTTAAAAGCATAAGAAGTAATTGTTATTTATAAATAGAGGGTAATATGACAAAAAAAGAATTAGTTGAGGCATTAGAACGTATCGAGGATGACGCTGTAGTTGTTTGTGCAGATGAAAATGGTGGTTGGGATAATATTATTAAAGTTGGGAAAATTGGAAAAACCCCAGCTATTATTTCTGGTGGTGGATCTCCATTTAGCGATGGTGGTTAGCTAACCAAAAGGAAAAAGAATATGTACGTTAAAACATTAGATGATTTAAAAGATAAAAAGTTCACTACATTGTATATTGATCCTCCTTGGAGTTATAATAATAGTGGAACTCGTGGTGCTGCTAAAAAACATTATGAGTGTATGACTCTTAAAAAAATAAGAAATCTACCAGTAAATGGACTATCTAATGATAATTCTCATTTGCATTTATGGACAACTAAAGATTTTGTTTTTGATGCTAAAGACATATTAGAATCTTGGGGTTTTAAATATAAATCTATGTTCATATGGGTTAAACCACAAATGGGTATGGGAAACTACTGGAGAGTTAGTCACGAAATATTATTGTTTGGCATGAAAGGAAAACTTCCGTTTCAAGCTAGAAATAAAAAATCGTGGGTAGAACACCCAAGAATGAAGCATAGTCAAAAACCAGAGGTTGTTCGAAAACTTATCGAAGAAGTCAGTCCTGGACCGTATTTAGAAATGTTTGGTAGAAAAGATATAGAAGGGTGGACAGTATTTGGAAATGGTATTTTATAAAATTTAAATTTGAGGAAATAACAATGATAAAAAAAGTTAATGGAATAAAAATAGGAGATACGTTTGAATTTGAGGGCGACGAGTTTGAGGTTACAGGATTTAAGTCAAGGTATACTATCTTTGGTAAAATCAAGGACTATAAGCCAGGTAGTCCTAATACTTGTAAAGTTTCAATAAAAAATATTGTTATGAAAAATAAAGAAATTTCAACCGAATACAAATTGTTGGTGGCAGATCCATTTTTTTTAATTTAAATTTTAAGAAAGATATCGTTGTTGATATAGCGTTTTTAAATAAGAAATAAGGAGTATGTTATGGACTTCAAAGAGTGGAAGGGAAGCAAAAAAACTTCTGCAAAAAACTATCGTTGGTATATTACTTCTTGTAGCATATTAAACAGAAATAACGCAGAAAAAGCGGCAGAAAATGCTTTTGAAGCAGGTAAAACAGAAGGACTAAAAAGAGCAATAAGACTATTAGCAGGCGTTATTATGCCAAATGAAGAATAAACTAAATGGGAATTTTTGGTTGGATACTTGCCTTAATTAGTATTATAGGTGTTGTACTAAACATAAGAAAGAGAGCGTCTGGTTTTATTTTTTATACTATTGCTAATGTTGGCTGGGTGTATGTTAATCTAAGACATGAGATATATGCTCAAGCTTTTTTGTTTTTAGTTTTTACTGGTTTATCAATATTTGGTTGGTATGATTGGAAATTTCAAAAAAGGAAAAATAATGAATAAAAAATCATTTTCTAAACTTAGTCGTGGTGATATTGTTAAACATATAGGCGATACTAAAACATTTATTGTAACTTCTAATTATGGTAAAAGAGTAACTGCGACAACAACTGTAGATATGACTAACCCAAACGAGTGGGAATTAGTATTAAAAGCTAAGTATGATAAATCATTTATTACATCAAACATATTAGATAATATTAAAGACCTCGAACCTATATTTTCTAAAACGGTAGATAAAAACTTTTGGGATTTAATATGATTTTTAAAATATAACTATTTGGGCCGCAAAAAAAATTAACAAAAGAAGAAATAACATTGAAAAAGTTGAACCAAACAAAAAAATAAGGTAAAGGAAACAAAATATGATTTATTATGTTTTTGATGTAGACGGTGTTATTACACTTAGTAAATCTGACATAGATAAAGAAATGGTTGAATGTTTACACCTCTTGTTATATAAATATAAAATAGCTTTTATAACAGGTGGAAAAATTAAACAAATAAACAACCAAATTATAACATACCTAAATAAATGTAGTTTAAGTAATTTAATTATAATACCTTTATCTGGTGCAGAAATGTGGATATACGAAAATAATAAATGGAATCTTTTATATCAAAACTCTTTTACTATAAAAGAAAAAAATAAAATGATAAATATGTTAGGTAGAATAACAGCCCCATATAATCCAACAATAGTATATGGAAAACGTATTGAAGATAGGGGTTGTCAAATTACCTGGAGTGCTCACGGACAAGACGCCCCGTATGCAGTAAAAGAATACTTTGATGTTGATCGTAAGAAAAGAACAGAAATAAAAAATAAACTAGATAAACTATTACCTAAATTTGAAATAAGGATAGGTGGTTGTAGTTCTATAGACATCACTAAAAAAGATATTGATAAATCCTACGGTATGAATAAGTTTATTACCATATTTAATTTAAAAAAAGAAAATATTATTTTTATAGGAGATTCTTTGTTTAAAGGGGGGAATGACCATCCTATTAAAAAAATGGGGATTAAATGTGTAAAAGTAGGTAGTCCACAAGAAACAAAGGTGTTTATAAAAAATATAACTAAAGGGGTATTTACATAATGATTACAATAGCCGCATCAGGATATTTTGACCCAATACACTCTGGGCATGTAGAGTATTTAAAACTATCAAGAGAACTAGGAGATATGCTTGTAGTAATTCTTAATAACCAGGAACAGTGTATTTTAAAGAAGGGCAAACCTTTTATGCCGCTCAAAGATAAGATAACTATTTTAGAAGAACTAAAATGTGTTGATAAAGTATTTATTTCTGTAGATAAAGATTCAACTGTCACAAAATCTTTGGAGTGTGTTATACCAGACATTTTTGCAAAAGGCGGAGATAGGTTTTCGTATGAAATACCTGAAGCTAATATATGTAAAAAACTAAACATTGAAATAGTTGATGGGGTTGGAGAAAAAACACAATCATCTTCAGGCTTGATAGCAGAAGCAACTCAACAAAAAACGGAAAGATGTTGGGGTTATTACTCTATACTGGCGGAAGGTAAAGGCTATAAAGTTAAATTATTAGAAATAAGACAAGGAATGAGTATATCATTACAAAAACATAACCATAGATCTGAACATTGGGTGATAGTTAATGGCACAGCTACAGTAATAAATGTGGATAAACAAAGGATTATAGATCCTCCGTTATTGTTATATGCTAATCAATCTACATATATCCCAAAAAATACAATACATAAATTATCTAACCTCGGTAAAACACCTTTAAAAGTGATCGAGGTTCAATGTGGTGAATACTTGGAGGAAAACGATATTGAAAGATTTGAACCAAACAAAAAGTAAATGGCCGAGTTTAAAATTAGAAAAACAATTAAAAACTCAAGGCTTTAAAAAAATAATAGGAGTAGACGAGAACGGACGAGGAAGTTTGGCAGGCCCTGTAGTTTCCGCTGCTGTTTGTATTCCTGAAGGGTTCGACACCAGAGGAATAAGAGATTCAAAAAAGATGACAGCCTCTGCTAGAAAAAGACTATATGATAGAATAACTTCTAATTGTGAATATAGTATAGGTATGGCATCAGAGAAAATCGTAGATCAAATAAACATACAACAGGCAACACTGGTTGCTATGAAAAAAGCTATATTTGGAATAGAAGACGTTGACTTTGTTTTGGTAGACGGAAAATATATACCAAGTAAATTAGGTATAAATGCTAAAGCTGTTATAAAAGGTGACAACATTTCTGTCTCGGTTGCTGCAGCTTCTATTGCGGGTAAGATTTTTCGAGATAATTTAATGAAGGTTTTACATGATTATTACCCAATGTATGGGTGGGATAAGAACTTTGGATATGGAACAGTTATTCACAGAGAAGCTATAGAAAAATATGGACCTTGTGAATATCACAGAAAAACATTTAGAAAAGTAAAAGAATTTATATAAAGGAGATAAAATAACATGTATGATAAACCATCAGAACACGGATTATACTGGGCAAGAACTGCATATGCTAAAAAATGGAAATATATAATAAAAATCAAAGGAGAATCCCCTTTTTTAAATTATGTTGGATGGGATTTAAATTACCCATTACATGAACCTACAGTAGATAATAGTCTTGTTGGAGTTAATCCTACTAAATTTATATTTGGAAACAAAATAAACTGTGATTATGATTATTCAGATAATTGGAAAAATAAACAATCTCTTTCAAAAATGTTAATTGGTTTACAAAAAACAACTAACAAGATTATTATACAAAACGAGTGTCTCTACTGGGCAATTTCTAAATCTGAAGGTGATCCTCTATTAGTGTATATAAAAGGAACAGAACCCTATATGTCTTGTTTTATATGGAATATTTTATTTAATACAAGAAAACAGAAACTTGAGGGTAATGATTTAATATATTTAACTCAAATAGAGAAACCAAGAGATGAAGAAGAATAACGAAATAATATGTGCTGTATGTGGTAAACATACAACAGAACATGGAGATGGTCTTAAAATTCCAAAAACAACATGTTTACGTTGTTATACTTATAGAATGAAACAAAACAAAATAGACAAGGAATTAGAAAAACAAAAGGACAAAAAACGATGTGGCTAGATCCTGATGCAGATGGTTGTGTGTTTGATACTGTAGATTGCTATCACAACTGTGATGGATGTAAATATGGTATTGTAACCTGTAGTGGATGTGGTAACAAAATTGACTGGGACGAAGATTACTGTTTAGATTGTGGTTTAAAAAAACCAGAAGGATATTAATTTATTGGCACAGTTATTGCATGTATAACTAGTTCATAGAAATGAAATATAACAATCGACCTCAGCAAACCAGAGGATGATTAGTTGTTGCTTTAATTAATTTTATACGCCGAATTAAAATTTAAACAACTAATTATGATTGGTCAGGCCCCACAGCCAGCCTGCCGAGAATAGGTTAGTTTCTAAGAATTCTCCAGTATAAACCTGGGGAGTTAGTTTACTCTTTGATGGATTGTTTTTTAATCCTGTTGCTCCACAACTGTAGATTTTAATAAAGTTTGATTTTAGTGAAGTCTAGGGGGTTATTTAGGAATTACTTAATTGTAATGGCGTATCAAGGCAGACGAAGAGGCGCATTTCTTAAATAGTCGAATATGTCCGAAAGTGTAATAAAACACTTTACACTGACCCTTTCCCAGCCCAGTACAAGTTTATTGTGCTGGACTGGGAGGGGTCTATCAATTGAACCGAAGTGTAATGCTTAAGAACATATGTTAAATCTAATACTAAAAAATGTTAAATCTAATATTAAAAAGTGTTAAATCTTAAAAAGAGCGAATTTGATAAAATTTAATAAACACATATCAAATTTGATCAAGTAAAGAACATTGAAGAGTTGAATAATTAACCAACTTATCGTTAATATAGTAGAGATTATAGTTCAATAGACTTTAAAACAAAATACAGGGTAATAGTCTAAGACCCTTAAAAGGAGAGTACAATGTATTCAAACAAGTTAATCGTAGCACTAAAACACAAAGGTAAAATTTTAAGAGAACGTTCAGGTTTTGTATCCCTTCCATTTAATTCTGAGTATTCATTACTTGTAAAAAATCTCAATACCAGAAAAGTATCAGTTAATATTTCTATAGATAGTGAGGATGTTCTTAACAGCAACTCTTTATTAGTTTATCCTGATTCTGAAACAGAACTGAAAGGTTTTATGGATGGTATGACAGCTAAGAATAAGTTTAAGTTTATCCAAAAAACAAAAAAAATAAGTGATTATAGAGGAGACAAAATAGACGATGGATTAATCAGAGTAGAGTTTGCATTTGAAAAAGAAAAACCTGAGATAGTTCATAACCATCACGTATGCCATAATAAAGATGCTTGGTATTGGTCTCAAATTCCTCGGAGATTATATCGTCATAGAGAGCCTCTTTGGTCAAACAGTAGTGTAAAATGTAGTTTTAATTCTGGTAATAACGCTGCGGATGTTATGGAATCAAATACTTTATATAGTAATAATTCTTTTAATGATGATGGAATAACAGTAAAAGGTTCCGAAATAAACCAAGATTTTAATTATGGTAATATTGATGAATTAGAACAAAGCAATGTAATGATTATTAAATTGCGTGGTGAAGAAAATAGTGGAACACTTGTTAGAAAACCTGTGACAGTCAGAACTAAGCTAGTTTGTTCAACATGTGGAAAGAAATCAAGATCTGATTTAAAATATTGTTCTAGATGCGGAACGTTTTTAAATTAAAAACGATAGGAGATGATAAATATGCCTAAAAGAGATGGAACAGGTCCTTCTAGTAAAAGTAGAGGACCACGAAACGGTCAGGGTGGGAGTAAAGGTCGAAATAATAGAGGAGGTCTTGGCTCTAGATCCGGGGGTAGAAAAGGTAACTGTAAGTAAAATAAGATTTGGCATAGAAATTGCAATACCTCTTAGCATATATTGTTAAGAGGTTTTTTCATTTTAAGGAGTGTATATAATGATATTAATTTTTGAACAAGATACAAGAACGTTTATTAGTGGAAACACACATTTTTATTGTTTCTTAAAAAGTTATGACTTTGTTTGGAAACCTTTATTTTCTAAAAAGGAATGGGAAAAAGGTAAGCACACACGGAAAATAAGCTGGGGTATTTGGAGTTTATCATATTACCCTGAAAAAAATTTAGATAGTTTTTTTGAAAGTGTAACTAAAAAAAATACAAGGCGATACTACGGACGGGCATACTAAAATCTTGGCATAAAACATGCAAGTACTTATTAGAAGAGGTGAAACATGGAAAAAGAAACCATTATAGAAAATAAAGATGAAGAAAAAGAAGAACTATTATGTTTACTTGATTCCTCATATCCGTTACTTCAAAGGTTTAGAGATGCTTGTTCAGGTACTTATAAACATTCTCAGGCTGTGTCAGCTATGATTGAAAGCGTAAGTGTTGCCCTTAAGTTAGATGTTACGTTTATGAAGGTTGTAGCGATGTATCACGATATAGGTAAAATTAATAACCCTAAATTTTTTACAGAAAATCAATTAGAGAAAGATATTGATCCACACGAGCATTTAGATCCTTGGATAAGTTCTCAAATTATTTCTCGTCACGTTTCTGATTCTGTAAATATTTTACTAAACGATAAACATTTTTCTAGAAGAATGATAGAAATAATTAGTCAGCATCATGGAACTTCTGTAATTAAATATTTTTTTGATAGAGCAGAAAATAAAGAAGAAAAAGATTATAGATATAAATGTACAAAACCTGATTCTATAGAGGCGGCTGTTTTAATGGTTTGTGATCGTTTAGAAGCCATGACAAGGTCACTAGTTCAAAATAATAAATATAGTAATGATCCAATAGAAGTAGTAAATGATGTTATTAATGAATTATTAGAAGATGAACAGTTAGACGAGGTAACAATTAAACTTGGAGATTTAAAAAAGTTTAAAACAGTATTAAACAAAGAATTAGAAGGAATGTATAGCAAAAGAATAGATTATGATAAATCTGATGGTGTAAAAAATGGTAAAGAAAACTAATATAGCTTTTGATATAGATAACGTTGTGTTGGACTTTGCTGAATGTTTTTTAAAAACAGCAAAGGAAAAATTTAAATTATTAAAAAATGTAGAATTATTTAATATAACTCGTTATCAGTTTTATGAATGCTTAGATATTTCTTATAAGGAATGTTTTGAAGTTGTTGACTATGTTTTAGACAACCCTTTTGAGTGTAAAATAAAAGCAGTGCCTGGAGCAGTAGAAAGTTTAACTCGTTTATCGAGATCTATGGGCTTAATTTTTGTAACTGCAAGAAAAGAAAAATTTAAAAAAACAACAAAAGAATCATTATACTCTATATTACCAAATGTTAGCAAAGATAAAATCATAATTAAACACTGTAAAGGTAGTGAGAAATATATAATATTAAATAAATTAGGAATTGATTTTTTTATAGATGATCGTTCAAGAAATGTTCGTATTTTAAATAAAAAAGGAATTAAAACTTTTTTAATTAATAAGCCCTGGAACGCTAAAACGAGACCAGGTGATTCTTTTACAAGAATTGATACATGGAAAGAAATATCTAATTTAACAAAGGAGATACACAGTGGTAAAGCTATCTGATTTTCCTAAAATACAATGTCCATTCCGCCGAAAAAATTTTAAGGTAAATGTGGAGGATTGGAGAAAGTATGGAAGAGAACTACAGTTGCGAACTCCAGAAGTGTATTTGGTAGTTAATGAAATTAATCCTGGATATGAGTGGGTATTTGAGAGTGCCAATACCATCTGTACTGAAAAGCTGGATGGAACAAATGTCAAATTGTTAACTAAAAACGGTAGGTTAGAGGCAGTCCAGAATAGGAAAACTCCTATTGATCTTTTACAAATCATTAAAGGAAAAAATTTTATAATGGAAGGGGTTTTCCAGGCGATAGGTAAAGGGTATGTAAAGTTTGATGGAGAACAAGCGGGCGAGTTAATCGGGAAAAAATTACAAGGAAATCCTTATAAATTAGATACACACTTATGGTATCCGTTTGAAAAATGTATAAATCATTTAAGATATAAATCATTTCATGAGCATAAAAGAACATTTGACAACTGGAGTATGTGGTTTGAAAATTACTTAGTATCGCTTTTCGCTTCTAAGCGGGGCAATAAAGATGTATTTGCAGAAGGTGTTGTATTCTATAACTTAAAAAGAAGAGCAGAAGGAAAATCCTATACGGCAAAGATTCGTCGAGATATGTGGGAGTGGTTTTATTCAGATAAAATAGAAATATATAGGAGCTAATTAATGTCTGATACAGGAATTTATTGGAAGGATGGTTGTGTGATAGCTGAAAGTGGCGATGTTAAAGTATACCAAACAAATTATGATTCATTTTTAGAAATTGGGCCAGCTCATACGTTGTGGGCGATGGGATCTGAAATTAAAGATTATGAAAACCAACTTGGTAATCGCCCATTTGGAAATGTTTTGGAGATTGGGCTTGGCTTAGGTGTTGCAAGTAAGTATTTGTTATCGCTTGATAGAGTTAAATCATTAACGACGATAGAGGCCAATGCGGGTGTTATAAAAGCATTTAATTATCTTAACATTCAATTAGATGAAAAACACGTAATATTTAATCTAGAAGGGTTAGACTACGTGAAGAGTATGGGTAACTATTTATACGATTTTATTTTTCTTGATTATTATACCTTGTTGGATGAAGAGACTCTACCAGATATAGAAGTAATGGTACATTGGTGTAAAAAAATACTTAAGCCTGGTGGAAAGATCGTAGGATGGTATGATCGATTTACTCCTGATAATTTTACTGATTGGTTTAATGAAATATTTGATTGTAATATGGTGTCAGAATGAAAAAATTTAAGAAAGCAGTAGAAACTCATATAAAAAGTTTAGAGCTTGAACGAACTCTTTATGAAGTTAGATTAAAAGATTATCCTAAATCTTCATTTATGTATAAAGGTCTGTTTTTTGTAATAAAATGGTTAGAATTTAAAATAACTATTTGGGAAGTTTTCAATGGCATTTTGTTTAGCAGATAATTTTTATTTGGCTTAAATTTTTTTAAGTAAAAGTATAGTATCTATCTATTTTTTTTATTATGGTATGAAATGGTAAGTTTTCTTTATATTTCTCAAGTTGATCAATCAGCACACTTGATCCTGTAAAAACTATATAATTAATATCATTTATCTTAAACTGAATAGTAGCATACAAAGAGTCCTGTTTCTTTTTGCTTTCCTTTACTTTGAAATCCAAAATAAGAATTTCCTGATTCAAGATATTTTCAATTTTTTTCTTATCGCCATCAAAAGCTTTTGTTTTTTCTGCAAAGTCTGAGAATTTTGGATATTCAGTCATTAGTGTACCCCAAAGGATTATGAAGCTTATTTACTATACAAACATTGCCCACAATTTTTTTAATATCATAATCAATATATAGTTTTTTCAATTTATAGCAATTTGCATATTTCATCCATCCCCAATAACTCATAATTCCGCTTAAGATGTTTATCGGAGTTAATGAATAATATCTTTTTTTAATATAATTTATTCTTTGTTTAAATCTAACAGCTGTCCTCTTTCTTAAAAGAGTATAATCATGAAAAAACCGATAACCAAGAAAGTCTATTCCTCTTTTATCAATTGGAAATATTTGCCAATTAGTCTTTAACACAAGATTCAGATTAATATGTAGATAGTTAGATATTTCTTTTCTCAGCTCACTTAAGTATTTTTTATCAGAATGCAATACACAAACGTCGTCGCAGTAGCGAAATGTGTATTTGCATCTTTTTTGTTCTTTTAGCCAATGATCTAATCCCGACAAGTACAAATTACCAAAGTATTGGCTCAAGTAATTTCCGATAGGTACACCGCTTGCCGAATCAATAATAAGATCCAGTAGCCAAAGAACATTCTTATCCTTGATTTTTTTTCCGATGACTCTTTTTAAAATACCATGATCAACAGATGGGTAAAACTTGCGTATATCCATTTTAAGACAATATTTTGTATTTTCTCTGTCTTTAAGGGCTTTCTTAATTCGCTTAACGCCTTTATGAATTCCTCTGTTTTTTAATGATGAATAAGTATCTGTAATCAGTGTTTTTATCAATATAGGTTCTAATATGTTCATAATACAATGATGAATAATCCGATCAGGAAAGTAAGGGAGTTTGAAGATTTCTCTTTCTTTACCTTTATCTTTTTTTGTAAATACTTGATACTCGGAGTTATGAAAGGTCTTATTTTTCAACATATTGTGAATTTTCATAAAATATTTTTCTGGATCAGCTTCTACCATTTTAACTTCCGAATAATGAGATTTGCCTTTCTTGGCATTTTTATGCGCTAACCTGATGTTTTCGATGTCATACATTTTATGATATAAGTTTCCGTATCTTTTCATTTGTCTTGTTTTATCTCAGAGTCTTCAATTTCTTTACCAACACTTATGAGATTTATTTTATATTTTAGCAAGAGCTAAGGTTATCATAATTTAATACTTTAAAACAAGATAACTGGCCTGCGATATTCTGATTAGTGTTACCTGACGAATTATTCAGATTCCAATAAGCGACCCCCGCACACGCGCCACCACTACTCGCGCGACCGCCCAGCATAGCCACCCGCCAACCCCCAGATTGGTAATAATAATCAGTTATATACGTATTTGGATCACCGCCAACTGAAGCGGGCAGAAATCCTCTGGCAATCTGTTCAAGGGTTTTTTGATATCCGTTTGAACCAGGTAATACTATCCCAAGGTTGGTGTAATTAGTCCAAGTATTATCTGCAAAATTAGTATCATTATTGCAGACATGAACTTTGTGGTCATCTGCCCCCGTTGCCCCACCAATATTTATTCCATCTACCCATTTCCATACATGACCAAAAAGGTTTTCTATTCCTCTATAACTCATATAAGAACCAAGAGCATTAGCCCCGTTATCAATAGCGCCAGAAGCATTACCCAAGCCATTTGACAGTCCTGTTTTTTCAATAGGATTATAACTAGATCGATTTAACCAATTCGTACTTCCAAAGCTGGTTAAACCAGCACCTATCATACTTTGAGAATTCCAAGAAGCATATTCAACCAAATAAAATAATTGAATAGTTGAGATCAAATCATAATCTTGTTGTCTCCAGCCGGTTTCTCGATTACTCGCTACTGCCCTGAAATTAGCTCTTGTTCCTTGGTTTATAGGAGTTTTACTAGCAACCGAACTTAATTTATCTCCAGTTGAGGCCACCCAATTTCTTTGAGTTTGAAGATATGCCCTGGGCGCATAATCTTCATCTGTGATTGCCTCATCAACTGTAAAAGATTGGTCTCCTGTAGAGGCTACTGTAAAGGTAGAGTTATTATGAGCTGAGCTTGATATAGTAATTTTATCCCCCACCTCTAATCTTGTATAGGGGTTTGTCATAGCAACTTCAAGCGAAGCTATGTGAACTGTACAACTTGACCCAGTTCCACCAGAGGTCGCAACTACTCCTGCCGTGTGACCATAGCCTTTTGTTGTCAATGTAATCGTGAGGACTTCCCCACTACCACCAATACTTGCGACAGTTACTGTGGCTCCGGTAGTCCCACCTGCTAAGGTCAAAACATCATCAACAGAATATCCAGTCCCAGCCGCCGCTCCGACCATATCAACTGTTTTTACTGTGCCGGTTCTATGGATTATGGTTTTTGATGCAGAAATAAAGCCTACATTATGGGCTAATTGATATACCCCGTTAGTATATCTTGAAGCGGATACGTCATAAAGAACGCCTTCATAAGCAGACATGTATCTATTCTTAACCCACTCGTCATTTTTGTAGAAGGCGTCAAGACGAGTAGCCCCATTAAATTGTTCTTTCGATATTAGATAATGGTGTTTTGAATTCGCATACCAATACTTTAGCCAACCTTGCGGAACTTCCACCATTACTTGGCCGTCAGCCCCAGTAAGAACGGAAGGGGTGACCATGTCTTCTTTCTTTGTGCGGTCAGTGGCCCCGGTATAATACTGGACTGCCCCAGCATCATTCAGAAGACAACCCCTCATCCTGGATTGTAAAGCCATAAGATTATCAGGTAATTTTGCCGCGGCAGGACAGCTTTGACCTTGGCCTATTCGTTCTAAAGTAGGGGAGCTTTGGCTTTCATCCCATACCACCCCCGTCGCCTGGAAATGTTTTCTGCGGTGTGCCATTATTTCATCTCCGTTTTAGTTTTTCTTAAATCTTCATTTGTTTTTGCTGCTTCTATTTCAGCGATTTTTATATCTTTAGCCGATAATAAAACACTTATCTGTGAATTTTGATCTACTTCACCAAAAACGGTCTTGATATCGCCTATTGTTTTGCTCTCAATATTTTCTATTTTTATTTGTTTAGATTCTTCAAATGATCTTTCTTTAATAGCCCATACTCGAAGAACTTTGTCTTTTTGAATCTCATAAGAATCTGACAAGGTTTGAGTAGTATAATCATGAATTGGAACTGCCTGTTCCTCTACAGGTAAATACCCATGAGCAAGAAGTTTAGAAACGATTAGACTATCTGTATCAGAAATATTTTTAAATTTTATTATTTTATTTTTTTGTATTAATGCATATTTTTTCACTACACGTCTCCTAAAGGTTTCAGCAAAATTTTTTGCGCGCTAAGAAATTTCCACAATTTTCTACCAAGCTGCTACGGCACCAGATAGTTTATATTGTATTGTACAGCCAAATAAAAACCCATCTTCCGCGCAGGAATCTACACCATCTGTATTTCGATAAACTTCAAAGAGAATCAAATCGCCGAGTGAAGGAGTTCCACCAACGGTAAGTGCTGGAGTTGCCGCAGTAGTTTGTAAATCAGCCCCATCGTCTGCTAAAAGAGTATCGCTTATAATTTGAGCAGTACCTAAAGCAATATCTATCACATCACTATCAGATAAAGCACGTGCTTTTATACCAAATTCTACAGTGTCACCTGCTGTGCTACCTGTTGCTGAAGACCAATCAAATTTTACTTTTAAAGTTCCTAAATCCCAATTTTCAGGCATTTTAAGTTTAAATTGCACTCTTTCTTTTGTTGCACCAGCATCAAAAGCAAAGTGATCCATATCTATATCATTCGTGCTATATTCTTTTGTTCCTTGAAGAGGGCTAGATGTTGTACAAGGAACCATAGCAGCGGCATCTATATAAGTTGTTTCATAAGTATCTGATCCGCTAATTGTAATTTCGTCCTCTGCAGAACGTGTAATGTCAATATTATCGCCGCCAACAAAATTCAATATATCGTTCGAAGTTATAGCGTCTTTTGTAACACCACCAACTGCAAAACTCCAACTTGAATAATTATCTTTACTATCAATGTTGGTTTGAAGAGAACCTGAGATTGTATCAACCTCACTTTCAGTGTAATATCTATTATCGTGGGTATGTATACTACAATCATTACTATCTGTTAAATCTGTACGTTGAGCAGAGGTTAAATGATAATACTGCTCTTCTATTCCACCCTGTAATCCTGATAAATCATTATGAATTACTGCTGTAGTAATATTAAACGTGGTTGTTTGTATCATTTGAATCTCGTTAAAAGCTTCTACACCGCAATCTATAATTATTCTACCAATTAACGCCCCAAATACATCAATAAAATCTTCTACATTTGGAACAGTAGAATTTTCTATAGCTGTTAATGTGCCGTTATCTTGCCCATATACAACATAAACATGACCGTCGTCTGGGTGAACAAATACCCAATCGCATTTATACTTATTACAGGTGCTTAATCCAGAGGTTATATTATTGTAATTATTTACGTCTATTTCTGTTTGGTCATCATTGTATATCCAATTAGAACCGTCATAATAAACATAAGTAAATCTACCAGAATCGCTTGTATCAAATTTTGAGAAATCGATCTCATTAATGCCTTTGTAAAAATGTCCAGCAGCTATAGAAAAGTGTTTACTACCCTCATCCGTTATTTGGATTTCAGAACACATTTCCCAAAGTCTAATGTGCTCTATTCTTCTATGTAATTTAGCAATACCATTATTTAGCCGATAGCCCCCAGAAGTCCAATGTATTAAATTATTATAAGAACTTTTAATAAATTTACCTAATGGTATGTCTGTAGTTCTATTTGGTTTTGATTCTTGTAAAACTATTTGTGGGTTATTGCTATTATACTGTAAAACTACTCTATAAATAGTTCCAGAAGCTGTTATAGTAATGTTATCTTGCTCGTCTACATTAAAATATTTTAACTCGCCACTTTCACTATCTGTTGTTCTTAATAAAGCGGTGCCTGCACCAACTTTAACAGTGCCACTATTTGTGCCAGAAGATAAAGTAAAACCTGTTAATCTTTGTGGGGATAGTGGGCCATCAATATAATTATTTTTATTGGTTGTTATGGTAGAGTTTATACTCCCAGATATTGTGTCAACTTCAGATTCTGTATAATACCGGTTATCATGCGCATGTCCAATATCAGATTTTCCGTCTATGTCGGTTTGAAGATTACCTGAAAGTGTGGTTTGTGAAGCCGAAGACGCAAATCCAGTATGGCCTGCAGATGCATAATCAAGATTATTTAAGGCTGAGTGGTCTGTTGTTCCCTCGACGCCTGTGGAACCACTGATTGTAATTTCATCATCAGCGGAACGTGTGATAGTGATGTTGTTGCCGCTAACAAAGTTTAATTCATCTCCAGAAGCAATACTATCTTTTGTAACACCATCAACAGCAAAATTCCAATTAGAGTAGTTATCTTTGCCATCAATATCAGTTTTAAGAGAACCGGAGATAACATTAACCTCAGCCCCTGTATAATAACGAGTATCTAGTTGTCCAGTATTAAGGTCTGTTTTAGTATAATATCTGGCATCTCCTCTTGTGTTTGTATGATATTGAGTATGATCGTCATCTGATAATCCTGTTAAATCCCCATGATCACTAATTGTACCAGAAAGAACAGTAGAGACTGTATAATAATCTAAATTTTGACTAATTGGATTATATGTGTATGGCATTTTTAATTCCTTGTTTTTATGTTTTCTATAATTAGTTAGGTAAGTTTATGGTATGTTGGCATAGTTATTGCATTGTTTTACAACTAAGCAGGAGCGTTAAAAATGAGTAGAGAATTATTATTTTCAGTGACTAAAAAGGATCTCGAAGTTCAAGTTTTTAGGGCGGGTGGAAAAGGAGGACAAAGACAAAATAAAGTTAGTACAGGTGTCCGTATAATTCATAAAGATTCTGGCGCTGTAGGTGAAAGTAGAAATGAACGAAGCCAATATCAAAACAAAAAAATAGCATTTAAAAGACTTAACAAGAATCCTAAATTTAAAATTTGGTTAAATCAAAAAGCATACGAAATAACGAATAAAATAAACATAGAAAAAGAATTAAAGAAAGCAATGTCTCCAGAAAACCTTCTTGTCGAAATTAAAAACGAAAAAGGCGAATGGCTAGATATAAAGGAGAAAACAGATGTCAAAAAATAAAACACCAACACAAGCGGTAAAGTTTTTTTGTAAGAATTTTTGTTGTTGTGGAAACTCATCTATGCTTAAATCTTGTAATGGTAAAGTACTTTTTTCTAAAAAACTTTGCCCACTTTTTTCTTATAGACTAGGAAAAGGACGAGTTTCTGTTAAAAAAATTCGTCAGCACTGTTTAAACTTTTGTATGAATGGTTCAAAATCAGCCGTTAGAGAATGTCAATCTGAAAATTGTAGTTTGCATCCGTTTAGGCTTGGGACAAATCCTAATTATGGCAAGAAAGACCGTAAAGTAAAAAGTAAGGCAGCAAAGAAGTTAGGGCTTGCTAAATTGGGTTTGAAAAGTAAAATAAATAAAAAATAAGGTGTATATTTTTATGAGTGACTCTGTTAAACACCCAAAACATTATACATCTCATCCAAGTGGGGTCGAATGTATTGAAATAACAAAACATATGAACTTCTGTCTCGGTAATGCTTTTAAATATATTTGGCGAGCAGATTTAAAAAATAGTGCCATTGAAGATTTACGTAAAGCTGTGTGGTATATTGAATGTGAAATTGAAAAGAGAGAACAGGATAGATAATTATGGATAAGATCAAGTGCCCTAATTGCGGATTCGAATTCGAATTATCGCAAACATTGTTTTCTGAGTTAGAAAATGAATTAAAAGATAAACTTAAAGAAAAAACTAAAGCCTTAGAAATTTCTTCGGCGGCCGAAAAAAAGAAACTTAAAGAAGAACTTTTAAATGAGAAACAAGAATTCATTAATGGTGTGGAGAAAGATACAACCAAAAGACTACAAGAAGAGTTTGATTTAAAAGCTAAACTTTCTCAAGATCAGTTAACAACAATAAATGATAAATATCTGCAGTCGCAGCAAAAGATTCAGAAACTTTTAGTAGAAACAGCCAACAGTCGCCAAATTATAGAGGAAGAGCGAGTACGTTTGTTGGAAGAAAACAATAAAGTTAAAAAAGAATTAGAAATAAAAATACAAACTAAAGTAGATGAAGAGCACAGGTTAAAAACTTTAGAACGTGATAAAGTTATAGAAGATCAAAAAAAGAAATTATTAGAAATGCAAAGAAAATTGGAAACCGGATCTTCACAATTAGTTGGTGAGGTGCTTGAACTCGATATAGAAACTCGCTTACAAAGTATATACCCATTAGACAAAGTAAAAGAGGTTTTAAAGGGGATAGCCGGTGCTGATGTAAAGCAAACTGTAATGAATAATTTCTCGCAAGAATGTGGTTTAATACTTATTGAAACAAAGAATACAAAAGAGTTTGCTAAAAAATGGATAAATAAATTAAGAGATGATAACTACTGTTTTACCAACGGGTGTAAAGTATTTTACAATACAAGAAGGTATAATTATTTGTAATTATGATTTGTTTTTTGGTTTATTAGATGTCTTTAGACATAAATTGATAGATATGCACGGGTTAAGATTATCCAATCAGAATAAATCTAGCAGACTCAGTATATTGTATGATCATGTTACGGATCAAAAATTTATAGATAAGATTCAACTTCTTTATAATTTGTATTCTGATATGAAAAACTCATTAGAAGCTGAAAAAAACTCTATTAAACGGGCATGGAATAAGCGGGAAGTAGAATTAAAAATATTTTCAGATAATGTTGATTCTATTTGGTCGGAATTAAACGCTATAACAAATGTATTTCCAGAGGGGTTTGGTCAATAGTGTGGCACAGTTATTGCATATTAATCTATTATGAAAAACAAAGATATTTATAAAAAAATAAGAAATGTTTTTAGAAAACATCATCTTAGATTATTGTTGGGAAGGAGGGCTATAAGTTTGTCGTGCTTTGTGTAATGGTGTGATTAAATCACAGACGGGGGTGTTGTTTGTATCAGCGAGGGGTGGGGCTGATATTATATTAAATTTAAAGGAGAAATTTTTATGGAAACAAAAATTAGTTTGAAAGAAAAATGTTTGATGTTTTTAATCGCAATGTGTTTAGTTTTGACTGCTTCATGTTCATTAATAACTAAACAAAATCCAAATGTCAAGACATCATTAGACACTGCTAAAGTAATATATGATGCTTCTTGTGGTTGGTATCTTGGAGTGTATAGTGATATTGTTATGTTAAATAAAGATCCTTATCTCAATAAAGATGCACAAAAGATACTAAGAAATGAAATAAATCCAGCAATGGATAATTATAAACACGGATTGATCGAATATGGTAATTTAATTGATCGAATTGAGACTGATGGGGTAATATCAGCTATAGGTGAGTCTAGTTTGTTATTAAAAGCTGAAGAGTTGGGTATGATGAAGCAAAGTATTATAGGTTTAATGTTAGCTATAAACCAATTACAAAGTATAGAGGGGGGATTGATATGATTCCTGTAATGACAATAGTTACTTTAATTGAAGCGATTACGGCCCTTGTATCTATAACAGGCAAGACAATAGTGGCTGTTGATAAATTGAAAAATGGAAAACCAGAAGATGTAGATATTGATGCTTTAAAGAGGTCTTTACTTGAACTACCTGATTTAACTATCTTATTTCCGCCAATAGAAGATAAAGATCAGAATCCGGAAACAGAAAAAGAAGATATAAAAAAGTAGTACTTATTCTTGGAATAGCTTAGTATAATATTTAACAAAAAAGGAGGAAATAAGTGCTTACATATATATTTATTTTTGTTATTGGTATTACTGTTGGACTTATAATCGGAAAAAAATCTAAAAAAGTTTCTAGCGTTAACTTTTGGGATAGAGCTTTGAGTGCTGAAGAAATAGCATTGTTGTATAAAGCTGATAAAATAATAAGTGAAAGTTATTCTCAAAAAGTATAACTAAAGTTCAAATCTTTTCACTAAGACCGATAATTTAAATCCAGAGTAGCTCAGTTGGTAGTAGCGTACGGCTGTTAACCGTGTTGTCGGGGGTTCGAATCCCTCCTCTGGAGCCAAAGCCGGCATAGTTTAGTTTGGTAAAATATCTGATTTGTACTCAGATGTCAGGGGTTCGAGGCCTCTTGCTGGCTCCAAAATAATTTTTATAAGGAAAAAGCAATGAAATTATTTAAAAATGAAAGTGAAGCACGGCAGTCGTTAAACGAAAAAGAAAAAGTATATACAAATGGGTTATGTCCTTACAGTAATAATGGTAAATTATGTGGATCTTGGTGTTCTTTGTTCTATTTTGATAAAGGTGATGGTAAAAGGGCTCCTTACATTATATTAGGTTGTAAAGCAGGGACGGATAAAAAACTGTATGTATAATAAAATAACAAATAAAAATATAATTTTTCCTAACATAGAAAAGCAATTAATAGATTCTATAATTTCAAATTATAAAATAAATAAACAAGTAATTCTTTCTTCTGGAAACATAAGTACCTATTATTACGATATAAAATCTCTTTTGCTAAACAATCTTGATTGGAATCAATTAAAAAATTTAGTAATTAAAGATTTAAAAAAGAAATTTCCTGAAATGTCGTGTGTTGCTGGTTATGGTGTAGGTGGGATGATACTTGCAACAAGAATAGCAAGTTGTTCTGAGTTTCGTATAAATCCACTTATTATTAGAAAAGATGTAAAAAAGTATGGTTTATTAAAACAAGTTGAAGGACATTGCCCTAATGGTACTCCTCGTGTTGTTATTGTGGATGATGTGTGTACCACAGGTGGAAGTTTCCTGGCCGCCGCAAAAATTTTGCGCAGCGAAGGAATAAAAATTTTAGGAAATTATGTGCTGTTAAAAAGAAAAGAAAGTAAATTCAAATGTGAATCGTTTATCTCCGTCTAGTAGTCTTTGTCCTTTTTGTAGATTTTTTGATTCGAAGTAGCAAGAGTAATTCCAAATTGAACATTGTTTTCTGTTTTTAAATTTTTTATATATCTCCCACACTTTATGTAATCACACAATCTTCTAACACGATAAGGTACTTCACCAAGATCATATCGTGTGAATAAAAATATTTTTTTATTAAGTATTTTTAGTTTTTCTAAAAAATCTATCAGTTCTAGATGATCTTGATCCATTGGTTCTCCGCCAAATAACATTATATTTTCTATGAGAATATCGAAGTCTTTTACTTTCTTTTTTATTTCTTTGAATTTTTCTAAATAGTTGTTATCATCCACAAATTCCCACAACTCTGAGTTATGACATTCCTTGCAGTGTGGTGGATTACATCCCGAGAAGTAAATATCTAGGGATTCCATAGAAAGTGTGTATTGGGTGCTTGCTACATTCATGATCTTATTAGACATCTCCTTTTAGTGTGAATTTATAATTACCGCAATCCCAAATTCTATCATAGTTATTATTAAGCATATTTTGGTATTCTGTTAAATTTGGATTAAAGTTAGGTAACAGTTTTGATAATTCAGATTTTCTATATTTGAATCTATGTTCTAAATATGTTTTGCCTCTTCTGAAATACCAATAATTAGGCGTAGATGGTTTTAATTGTTTGAAGCCAAGTTTACCATAGAAAGAGCCATTGCTGTATCTGATATCTGCGAAAGTGTACAAATTATTAAATAAATAGTTGTTTTTAAAATAAGATAGAAATCTTGATGCCATCCCAGGAATGTAATAATTTAATAAACAGCAAAATCTTGATAATTCATAATTATTAGATTTTTGGTCTTTTCTTCCTTTTGCTATGGACGGTTTAGCAAAGGTTATTACAGAAATTAAGTTGTTGTTATAAAATGCACCTAGTTTTATGGAGCTATTACAGTAGCCTTGTATGTGATTTTTATTTAAAAATTTGCGGGCTAAAGATGCTGTAATGGTTTCTATTGTAGTTTGTCTTGCTCCACATAGTTTATCGAGTTTACCTAGTTTTGCACATAGTATAGATTTAACTATCTCCTGTTTTTCTAACCACTCATTTTCAAAAACATGTATTAGTTGAATGTTTTTTTCTTTACACATAATAGTTTTGTTAAGGTGATAGTTTTTATCTTTTTTTAGTCTTTCACTGTGCCAATGTATACCGTCATATTCTATTGCCATATTAAAATCCGGTAAGTATATATCTAGTTCAACAGGAGGTATTATGGTTCTTGTGTTTGTTACTATGTTTGTTATGTTTAAATTCCTTATAAAGTTTAAAATATCAAGTTCACCGTGTGATTTTTTGATAGGGTAACATCCATAACACCGTAGTATCTCAGGGTTTGTTCTGTGAAATATAGGATCAGCAACTAATGTTTCTCCTATCCATCCACATTTTTTACATTTTATTTTTACTAATCTATTTTTTGGTTCTGATAATATTTCGAAGTTTTCTTTTTGTGTATTTAAAAAAGCGTTTTGTTTTTCTAATACCCTTTCTTTTTTTTGTGTTATTATCTCATTAGATTCTAAGTATGAGGGTACGCCGTGTCTGTTTATCATTGAGTTCTTTATTTTATTTTTAACGTCTGTTGCTTGATTCGCGTATTCAGTGCCATATTTAGTTAGACATGTTTTTTTACTTTTTTCTTTTATTTTAGCTGACTGAAAAGGGTTTTTAACCCCATTGTTTTTTAAACATGTTTGTTCGGCCTTATTTTTTAGTGTTTTATTTTTAAATGCGTGTTCAGTACCATATTTTTTTAACATTGTTTGCTTACGTTTTTCTTTAGTGTTTTTTTCCTGTAAAGTACAAACTACCCCATATTTTTTTAGATTTGATTGTTTAAGTTTTTCTTTGACAATATCAGACTGCATCGGGTTTTCGGTGCCATATTTTTTTAAACATGTTTGTTTAATCTTATTTTTTATTTCATTACATTTTAAGTTGGTCGTTTCCCCATACCTATTTAACATTGTTTGTTTAATTTTATTTTTTATTTTCGGTGTTTGCATAGGGTATTCTACGCCGTATTTTTTTAAGTTTGATTTTTTTATTATATTTACGTTGTAAATATTGGAACATTTTTTACTACAAAATTTTTGATAGCCTTTTGTTATACCTTTAAACCTTGTAGGTTTTCCACAATTGGCACATATTCCTTCTTTATCTTGTTTTAAGTATTTATCATAGTAATCTTTACATGACACATTTTTATGTTTGTGACGTAGGTGTGTTCCTATACATTTATGTGTTGTATTACATATTTTACATGTAACCATTTTATTAAATTCCTTTATATTGTTGTCTGTTTGGAAAATCATGTTCCCTTCTTTCTTGTGCGGAGTTAGATAGGTCTACCAAAAAGCCAACTACACGACTATACGTATTTGTTATAGGTGCTCCGCAAGTAGGGCATATTGTGTTATTACCGACACTCATATGTTTATTTTCACATAAATTCAAGACGTAATTTAAAGCAAAATAAATTACTTTTTGTTTAGCACATGCTTTTATGATATTTATTATTTTTTGGGTGTCTTCTATCTTAGAATCTAAATTTACATGGAGAATACTTCCTCCTGACATTTTACTGTCCAAAGCTCCACTTATTCTAATCCTGTCTAGTACATCTGCTTTAGTTGTTAAGGGCACCCACTGATTCGCGTAAAAAGGAACGCCAATATCATATCCTAGGAGTTTGTCCTTTTTAGCCAATTTTATAGAGGCGTTTTCACTAGGAACTTGCTCACAGTTGAAAGCTGTTTGGTATTGTTTTTGTAGTTTGTCATTTGTTAAATTTATTGTATCAATTGTTTCTTTTGCTAATTCGAGTCCGTTATCTTTTGTTATGTCTTCTCCAAGAATTTGTATTGCTTCGTATAAACCATTTATACCTACAGTGTTATACTGGTTGTCTAAATTCATATATCCTAAAGTATATAAAGGTTGTGTTCCAAGTTTAATGCGTTTTTTGATAATGCTTCTTTTACTGTGGTTTATTTTACCTGCTATTTTTGTGTATTCTTTTATGTTTTCTAAAAATACTTCTTTTGTTTTAGATGTTAAAGCGAGCCGGGGCAAATTTATTGTTACAACACCGATACTTCCTATTTGAACTTTCGAGCCGACTCCAAAATTGTTCATATAAGGACTTTCTGTATCACTGCGTAGTCTACAACAGCTTGAGATCATTGTACTTTTTCCGCAAAAGAAGTTAATGAATCCAAATTCTTTGTTTTGTTCAGCCACCATTTTTACAAAAGCTTCATCATTTACGTTGTTATCTTTATCTAACGAGATACAGGCTGTTGTGACGGGAAAGGTTATTTTTCCTCTGCTCATCTCAATATTCATAACTTCTAAGAATATTTTTTGAACTTTTTTAATCGTTTCTCTTTTTGGTATTACTTGTCCTAATTCCTCGTCTGGAAATTTATAATCTTCGATTAAATTATCTAAAAAAACATCATCATAAACAGATACATTTGTGAAAGGAGATTGGTTGCTTCTGAAGTTTTGATTGATAGTATAAATAAAAGATGCAATGTTTTCAGATACATAAATCCATATGTCTTTTTCTGATTTAAATTTAAAATGGCAGTCTTCCCCAGTTTTTAAAATTTTATCTACATAATAAGACATAGCTAAAAATAGATCACTGATGCCGCAAGCTCCCAAAATTGAATTGGAAACAATTACAATACATTGTTCCATTTGACTTTTGAAAGAATACAAGCTTTTTGGTGGAATGCAATTTATATTTTTTAACATTTTTAATCCCATTAGGGCTACATTCATCGCGCTCATGTTCCAACAATAACTCATTTGGCAATTCCATGCATCATGAATATAAATATCTCCTTTAATTTGCATGGTTAGTAGTTTACTTGCTTCTTCTGTGTTATATAATTGCCTAAGTTTTTTCCACAATATAAAATAACTATTAAGTTTAAAAAAAGACTTCGGCATTTCATGCATGTATGTGATAGCATCCATCTGTGAAATGTTAGCATTTGAGTCAATACTTACATCAGCGGTGGTAGTTCTATTATTATAAAATTGTTTTGAAAATGTGTTAATATCTAATTGCTTTTTACCAATACCATCCAATTCAAAAAGTTCTTCACCATATTGATCTTTGAGTGAATCCATTAAATCAGAAAATTCTTTATCATATGAAAATGAAATATCCATTAAAAGGTGCTCCTATTTTATTGTGTAGTTGTGTTCGATTTGCGTGTCGATACCATTAATGTATGCACATTCTGTGCCATAATTGTAATAATCTCAATACTCTATAGTTGGCTACTGTGGCAGGTTTGAGTAAATAAACCCCTGCTGCTAGTATAGTAAAAGTGGGTTAATTCTTAGCTAACAAATACGTCAAATCTCAATTTTATTTTTAAAAAATAAATAAATTTTTTACTATATAAATTGGTAATATCAATAATCTTATTGACATGTTAGTATAGTGCTATGTGCTTTAATAGGGGGATTTAGGTCATGATGCTTTCTGTAAATGAAATGGTTAAAGTAGATGAATCTGTAATAAAAAAATATCATAAAAAAATGATAAATAACTTAAGTAAAAGAGGTTGGGCTCTTTATCAAGCATCTTCTGCTACTGTTACAAACATAGATGAGCTTGAAATAATAGTCTCTAACGGGTCTGAAAAAGAAAGCTTGACTAATGACACGCTTTATCAAATATTGCCTTTTGTAGAAGAAGACAATAATTGGGACAAAGTAAGAAAAACAATGGAAGAATGTATCATTACAAGAAGATACCCTTTTTTTGTAGATATATCTCCAGACGAAATAGACGAGAAAGGGAATGAATCATTAAAGGTAAAGAATGTATACCTTATCGACAGTATTTATTTTGATGAAAAAGAAAATATGTTCGTATTAGTTCCTGACTACGATTTAATGTTTTTTTTAGGTATTAAATCAGAAAAACAAGGAGATATTCTTTTAAGTATTCCTTCTGCTGCCGAAAAAGTATTACGACAAATGACCAAAGCAAAAAGAGAAGATAAAAGTAAGTATGTAGAGGATTTAATTATTTAAGGCGAAAATCCACGGGCACTGTTCGTTTATGTTTATTGTGTAATCCATAAAGGCCTGCTCTGATTTCTTATCAACGTTAGTTTTAAATTTGGCGCTGTAGAAAGATTATATATTATAGTTTCTATTCTGCTTTTGGTTATTGGTGTGTTTTTAATAAACTGAAGAAATCTAGTTTCAAAAAAAGGAGTCCCTTCAGAAGTAATAGGATCATATTGTATTCGTCTCATAGGGTCTCTATGTATTGCTGTAGTATTGAAATAAAAACCTAATTTAATAAGTAATTCATGTATGTTATCTACTAATTTTTCACTTGGTGTTGTTATTACTACTTGGGCCTTTGATTTAAGTTTGTAGTCTTTTGTTATTTTAGCATCGCTTGACATGGAGGAGTTTAATATAGTCGATAATAAATAACGAATAAAATATTTATCCAACTTAAGAAACTTTTCTGGGATATGTTTATTTCTTCCCAAACCAAACTGTAATAAAAAATCATATAAAACTTTATCATAACTAATAAGAGATAAACCCCTGTTATTTATACTTAAAAAGTTTTTTATATTTAACAAATCTAATGTTTTACTTATATCATTTAGTTTAGGTTTTTTATTTCTAAATATAATTGTGTTTTTTTGTTTAAGGATTCCACAGTCTACAAAGTATCCAATCACTTTAAGAATTAAACAAGTATCAAACATTACCCCTTCTTGTGTTATAGGGTTTAAGGTGTATCCAGAGTAGTCGTATTGGGGTGTTGTTAAATTTTTTATATTTTTAATATTTTTTATTTTTTGTAATCTATGTGCTTTTGTTAAAAGTAAAGTATCAGGAAGTAAGAAAGATTTATTTAGTGTATAAGTGTCCCCATAATATCGTTGTTTTTTTATGTTAGTAATCGTGGATAGTTTTAGATTACTTTTTTCCAGCCCGAAAATTTTTTGTCCAACGGTTAGTTTTTGGACAGTATTCCACCCAGTGTTTGTTAGTAAGTATGTGTGTTTTGGAAGCATTTTTGTCTCTGTTTCTAATATAGAAAGTTTAAACTTATTTACGGACGGAAAAATTTTATGCCAACATCTTCTGGAGTAATAGATATACCATTAAACGTAGAAACAAATGTTTTAGATATATATTATGATAGTTGTTATATTTTAGTTTGTACAAACTCTGGTGTTGAGTGTTTAAACAGTAGAACGCTTGAATCTATATGGTATTTTGATTCTACAATTGTTCAATCGACTTGTTCTAATCAGGAAATAGTGTGTTTTGGTACGATGTGTAGTGGCGTTTATTATGATGATTTTCCAAGAGCTATAGAAAATCTTGGAAATTTTTTGGCGGGCTGTAAAAAAGTAGACAGTTTAACATCCAGCGGTATTGTAGATATATGTACAACATCTAATGGGTTTTTTGTTGGTGGTGAAAACGGTGTAGATATTCTAACAACAAGTAGTGGATTAGACTTAGAAGTAACCTGTCAATTAACTTGCTCAGGTGTTAGTAGTGTAGCGTATTCTGTAGATACTGGAATTTATTATTGGTCTACGGCAAATACGGCGTATTGTGCAGATACGTGTGTACAAATATAAAGGATAGAAAATATGACTTGGTTATCTGGTTGGAAAAAAAGAATAAAAATAACAGTAGATCATACTAAAATAGATGGTGACTTGTCTAATTTCCCTGTGTTATTAAAGGTAACTTCTTCTGGTGTATTTACAGAACTTGGTGCTAATAGTAAAAAAATCGCTGTTACAGCTTCTAGTGGAGTTACACAAAATTATGTAGAGATTGAAAACTGGGATAATGGAAATACTGTTGCTTGGTTATGGACAAAAGTACCAACAGTTGTTTCTGGCATTGATACAGATATTTATTTATATTATGATAATAGTAAAGCCGATAACACAGATTACGTTGGTGACATAGGAAGTGCTTCCGCTAAAAATGTTTGGGATTCTAATTTTGTTGGCGTGTGGCATATGTGCCAAGATCCGTCAGGTGGTGCTAGTTGTATAAAAGACTCAACGTCTAACGTTCATCACGGAACTCCTAATGGCTCAATGACATCCGGGGATTTAGTTGATGGAAAAATTGGAAAAGCTTTAAATTTTGATGGTAATGATGATCGAATAGAGATTACAGATCATAATGATTTTGATTTTACCACCTCTTTTACTGGTGAAGTAATTGCTAAAATATTAACGGATTATAATTCTGGTTGGCACGTTTTATTTGCAAAAGGTGCAGATTCTGGAAATTTACGGTTATGGCAAATAGAGATTGTTATTGATGGAACAAAAGTTGCTAAAGGCGCCATACGTAAAAGTTCTTCAGATGATGTAGCTTTAGTAGGTGATAATTTTGCTTGGTCTGTAGATACTCAATATAATTTTATAATAACTTATGATAAATCTGCTACGGAACTAAAATTATATAAAGATGGGGTTCAGTTTGGTTCCACTCTTTCTCATGATGAAGATATGGTTATTTCTGCATTGCCGATCAATATTGGTTGCGGTTGGTATGCAGGCTCAAATGTGGATTTTATAAATGCTGTAATAGACGGTGTTCGATTTTCAAACACGGCCCGTTCTGCCCCATGGATCAAAGCAACTTATTATTCAAATTGGGATACTCTATTGACGTATGGTAATGAAGAGATTCGTACATATTATTTCTCAGGATATGTTCTTGAACAAAATAATCCAATAAGTAGAAAATTATATTTACATGACAGAGCTACTGGTGATTTAATTGGTACAACAACATCTAGTGGTGACGGTTATTATTACATGGAGACCGCTTCTTCTGGTTCTCATTATATAGTATGTTTAGATGATGTGGCTGGTATAGAGTATAATGATATGATTATAGGTCCTGCTCTTCCTACTACAATGTCTGGATAGTGGCGTATACTTATGTATAATTTTAATTTTGGAACAAGTAGACATACTAATTTTAATTTTAATTTCGGCGCTACTGGAATAAAACAATTAGTTATAAAATCTACAGCTACACCAGGTTATGTTATAAACAGTATAAATGTAGAAAATTTAGAAGGAGAAGATGTTTTATATGTTAATACTGTTAGCGGTATACTAAGAATATTTTCGTCTTCTTGTAGCGGTATAATAGACGATAGAAATATAGTAAGTTCAGCATATGAATCTGGAAGTTGTGGTGAAGAAAAAATTTTTGCGGGCTATGATACTAGTTTAATTGAAATAAATGTAGCAAGCGGAACAGAAGAGTCTTTTGAAGTTGTTAACAATATATCTAAAGTTTTATATTACATTTGGTAAAAATAATCTTGGTGATTTATTATAGAAAGGAAATATTATTATGAATAGTACAGAACATATATTATTAACAAAGATAAGTGAAGATTTACAAGATCTTAATGTAAGATATGAACACCGTATTACATTATTGGAATCAATGAAAGAAAAACAACAAGAACAAGTAGATGACTGTATGAGTAAAAAAGAATGTGATACTTTTACAAGTAACATAAAAAAGGCAATTGGTTTTCTTTATGCATGTTTGTTGAGTTTTGGAGGTGCTATTATATATAGTATATTTAGAAACTAGCATGGTTTTTGCATAATATAAAAATACATTATAGGTAAACCATAGCTGCAGGGTTTACCTTTTTGTTTTGGCATGGAAATTGCATATAGTTATTGTAGTATTTAAATAGTTTTTGGAGGACGATTATGATAAATATAGTTAAGCCTAAAGTTCTTATTGAAGAGTTTGATGCAGAGTATATTATAAGAAAAATAGAAAGAGCAGCAAGGACTTGTTATAAAACGGAAAAAAGTAAGGCACCTGTTGGGCAGTTATTAGATAAGCGTCTTTTGAAAACCCCTGATAGGGCGGAATTTTGGAATACATATCGTGATGGTATTATAGATCCAAAACTTTTAAAAACGATATTAGCGAATGTTCATTCAAGTGTTTTAGAACATTGTACGATTAGTATAAAGGTTATAACGAATCGTGCTTGTAGCCTCGAATGGGTAAGACATAGAATTGGTGTAGCTTATTCGCAAGAGAGCAGCCGTTTCTGTAACTATAGTAAAAATAAATTTGATAATAAAGTAACAATGTTAAAACCATATTTTTATAAGAACGAAGAACAATATAAGATATGGAAAGAAAATGTAAAGTTATCAGCGAAAGGTTATTTTGATTTGTTAAAAGTTGCTACTACAGAAGAGGCGCGAGAGTTATTACCTAATTCTACAAAGACTGAAATTACTATTACATACAATATGGGAGCATGGCGCCATTTTCTGGATTTGCGCACATCACAAAAAGCACACCCGGAAATAAGAAGAATGGCTATGACGCTGTTATGTGAATTTTCTACAAGGTTGCCTGTTTTATTTGATGATATTATGAGTAGATACACAAAAGATCCAGAATTTTTTCCCGGTATCGAGGACGTGATAGTGGAGTATATAACAATATAATATGATAAGAAGATGTAAATTTTGTAATAGTTTGGTTTCCGTAAAAAGGCTATGAAGTGGGCGAATACGTTACCTCTGTAAGAGGTGTAAAAAAATATTAAAGGTTTCAGAAGTTGTTGAAAAATAAAAAAAGTAGGTGAACAAAATGTATAAGGAGAATGGTCGTTTAAACATAAGTGTGGCTGGCACTGTGTCTGATTTTACTGATGAAGGCACAGAAGCTTGTATAATTATAGATGGAGAAAAGGTTAGAATTAAACCTTCTTCTTCTAAGTTGTTGGCTAAAATTAAAAAAGGTTCGTATGTGAAACTTGAGTGTTATTTAGAGAACGGAAAACTATTTGCGTCCAGTAGGTCTGATTAAATGAATAAAATAGATAAAGATATTATTTCTGTTAGCTTATCAGAAAGAGATGAAAATTTATATGATGTAGTTATATATTTTAATTTGGTTAAGCACATGGCTGTTTATAGTCCGATTGTAGGTATTATGTATAGTTCTTTGCCACAGAACACAAAAGAAGATCAAGAGGTATTATTTAGAGTATCTAATGAAATAAAAAAAGTTTTAAATAAGGGTATATAATATAAGATAATGTCAAAAAGAAAAACGGAAGAAGACTATTACGAGTTAGCAGAAGGTCGTGGGTTTAAATGGCTTGGTGATGTGTTGCCTAAAAATACAGATATACCAACCGAATGGGTGTGTAGTAATACGCATAAATGGCTAGCGTCATATCATAATATACGCAATGGCAGTGGGTGTCCATATTGTGCCGGTCTTGTTAAAAAAGTAGAAAAAGATTATTATAATTTAGCAAATAAATTTGGTTTTATTTGGATTGGTGAAAAACTGCCTAAAAATGTTATGACTAAAACTTGGTGGGAATGTAAGAAGGGGCATGAGTGGAAAGCTACATATAGTGGAATACAGCGAGGGGGCGGGTGTCCTTATTGTTCTAAAAAAATAAGGAAAACAAGAAATGATTATCACATCTTAGCTAATAAAAACAATTTTAGGTGGTTAGGTAAAAGTTTGCCTAAAAATGTTAAAACTAAAACACTATGGGAAGATTTGTCAGATGGGAGATTATTCAGATTATCTTATAGTAGTATCTTGGGAAGTAGTGGAAAACCATATTGTTCTAAAAGGCTTATAAAAAATACCAGTGATTATCATAAGTTAGCCGAGTTTCGTAAATTTAAATGGGTTGGTAAAGATTTACCGAAAAATGCTATGACTAAGACTTTGTGGGAATGCGAAAGGGGACATAAATGGTTGGCAAAATATAATGATATATTTTGTAACGGTAGTGGTTGTCCTTATTGTGCTAAATGCGCAAAAAAAGTTGAGATAGATTATTATAGTTTGGCAAACAAATATAACTTTGTATGGATAGGTGAAAAGTTACCAAAAAATACGAATATAAAAACAAAATGGCTGTGTTTAAAGTGTGGGCATATTCGTGAAGTAACATATAGTAGTATTCAACAAGGTAAGGGTTGCCCATACTGTAAGAATATGATTAATGGCGTGTTAGTATCAAAGCCGCAAATAAAACTAAATGATTTACTTTGTGGAAGTTTGAACTACCCAGAAGGGAGATACCATATTGATGTTGCTATAATGCGAGAAAGTCAAAAAATAGCAGTGGAGTATGATTGCTGGTATTGGCATAATGGAAATGAAGAACGTGATGTTAAGAGAGATAGACTTTTGATATTTCATGGATGGAAAGTATTACGCGTAAAGTCAGGAAGATTGTTGCCAACACGAAAACAACTAAAGACAGCTATTAATTATTTGTTGAAAACTAATAACAAGATTTATAATCTATATTTGGAAGATTGGAAGTAAATTGGCATATTTTTTGCGTAAATATAAAAATAAAAAAAAAGTTTTAAAAATGAGGAGATTTGATTATGCCTGTACCGTACGTGATAGAAAAGGATAAAAACCACAACGAACGCATTTATGATATCTACAGTCGGCTTCTAAAGGATCGCGTGATTCTTGTTGGAGAAGTTATAGAATCAAACATGGCTAATTCTATTGTTGCTCAACTTTTGTTTTTGGAAGCTAATGATTCAGAATCTACAATTAGATTATATATAAACAGCCCTGGGGGTGAGATCGTCTCGGGTTTGGCGATATACGATACAATAAAGTACATTAAAAATGATGTTTCCACTTTGTGTTATGGGCGTGCCGCAAGCATGGCCTCACTATTGCTTGCGGCCGGTACACCTAAAAAAAGATTCATACTTTCCAATGCTGAAGTTTTAATTCATCAGCCTGTCGGTGGATTTCGCGGTCAAGTTTCGGATATTCGAATTACTCATGACCACATTATATCCACACAAAAAAGATTATATGATATTTATTGTGAAATAACTGGAAAGTCATATGAACAAATAAAGAAAGATTGTGACAGAGATTTTTTTATGACTGCCGAACAGGCGGTTGAATATGGTTTAGTTGATGAAGTATTAAAAACTTCAAAAAAAGATTGAACATTTTAGCCACGCAATCCCCGAACGCTGTTCAGGGTTAGTGGCGTAGGAGAATAAACACGATGTTACAACCACTAGATTACACTACAAGAATAACACTTGTTTTGCCTAGTAAAAGTAAACACGTGGGTTGCTTGGGCAACCCGGCATTAGAGCAAAGAGGCTCTGGTGTGGGGCTTAATGGTAATCCCCTAAACTTGGAGGTGGAAGCAAATGCAACATGCTGATATTAAACAAGAAACTCCGACCGCTGGTCGCGGGCGTATCATAAAAAATAACATTGGAGATAGAAATGAGTCAAGAAATTCGTTTAAATAGAGAGAAGGCTTTTAGTGAAATATGTGAATTAATTGATTTTGATCGTAGTAGGTGGCCAGAAGATATGGAAGTGTGGTTAGACCGTCGATACCGTGTTATGCCTCTACCAGGTTATGATACTCGTTATCCATCTACTCGTGCTTTTAGAGACAACATAAACGTTAAAGATCCGGTTTTCCAAAGAAGATAATAAGGAGAGATTTAATATGCTTTTAAAAGAAAAAATAAAAATATTTAGTAAAGAATTAGCTTTAATTAAGTCGTTTCAAGTAAAAAAATTCGTTATAGAATGCTTAGATGAGGCTCCAAGTTACATTTTTAAAAATTGCCCGTCAAGTTCTACTGGAAAATACCATAATATAGACGAGTTCACGAAAAAAGGGAATATCTTACATACGAAGCGTGTAGTTGCCAATTGTGATGTTATGGCCAGGGCTTTTGATCTAGAAGGAAAGGATAGAGATTTAGTTCTTGGTGCTGCTATACTACATGATATGGTTAAACAGGGTTTTAAACAAACAGGGCATACTGTTAAAGACCATGCTGCTTTGGCAGCCCAGTTAGTAGAAAAAGTTTTTAAGACAACAGAATCTAAAATAGAAAAAAAGGATTATGAAATTATTAGAGGTTGTGTTTTTTATCATAATGGTGTTTGGACACCTAAGCCAGATAATATACCAATTAGTAGTTTTACACCACATCAATTATGTGTCCATATGTCTGACTATAGTGCTACAAAATTTCATGCCGGTAGTGCAGTAAATGGTGTGGAAGATATTTTTGTAGAGTTTAAAGCTTTTGTTGAAGATTTTAAATTAAAGTTTAGGATAGATGATGTAAGAGATATTCCTATTATATCTGGCAAACTTTTTGGTGCTATGTGTTCTAGTATTAAAAATTTTTCGGCAATGGAAGAAAAGTTAATGATGTTAGCAGCATGGTGTATAAAGGCTATACTATATTTGAGAATTCATAAAGGAGGGCAAATGTAATCGTGTCAGAAAATAATGTAAGAAAACGTGGAAGACCATCTGGGTATATTATGAGCGAAGTATCAAAAAAGAAAATATCTTTAAAATTAAGAGGTAGGATATTATCTGAAGAGCATCGACTTAAAATTTCAATAGCTATGATGGGTAATACAAACAGATCAAAAAGAAATAGTTCTGTATTTATAGATGATTTATATAATGATTATATTAAAAATTATAGTGATGAAAATATAGGACAATGGATATCAAGTGTTAGAGAGGAGATATTAATGTGTTCTGGTATTTTTTCTAATAGACAATTATCTAGTTATTCTTTTATGGAATTAAGTGTTAACGATATAGATCAATTTCGTGGAGATAGTATAGACCCTGAAGCATTGTTATTAGTGTCTGAAACTATTAAGGAACTTGGTTTAGACATATGGGCGCTTGGCGATGACTAAAAAAAAGAAAAGTAAAGTAGAATATAAAGATAGTGTGGTTGTTACTTCTTTAGAAGAGCGTATTGGTGAAGAAAAGTTCGATGAGTTAGCATCAAAAGAACATAGAACACAAGAATTGCCAGAAAGAATAAAAAGCAAACGCAATGTGTCCCCAAACTCGTTAAAGAATTTAGCTCAATATAACAAAAATATATCTAAAGAATCTAAAAAAACAATGTTAAAAAATCTTAGATGTGTTGTTGATGAAAGTAAATTACAAGACGAAAAAGGACTAAAAGCTGAACAAGAAGACTTAGAAGATGATAAAAATCTTCGTGTATTTGAAAAGCTTGAAGTTAAGATAGGTGGAGATTTAGTATTGTTGTTTGATCTTATAGGTATGGTTTTTCCAACTTATCAAACTTTAACCAAAAAAGAACAAATTACATTTAATAATATATCAGCTGCTTATCTCAAGGATTTTGAAAATGAAGAATTGTCATATTCAGATATGGATGATGTATTTTCATTAGCTTTAAATAAAATACTTGAATTAAGGTTACTTAAAATAGCAAAGAAAAAACCAAACCTGCTTAGTGATACTTTCATTTCTTTAGAAAAACTTAAAAAACAAAATGATAAATTAAAAGAATCCTTGGCTACTACAAGAAAGGAAAGAAAGAAACATGTATTAAAATCTGGTGTTTCTATTCTTGATTTAGCAGCTAGTTTTGATGAAGAACGAAAAGAAAAATTAGAGAAAAAAGAAAAGGAACTTCTTAAAAAAGAAAAAGAGTTTATAAAAAATAGGGTTTTTAAAGGTAATGAGGATGACGTTGATGCCAAATAGAAAAGAAATAAAGTGTGCCATATGCGGAAGAAAGTGTAAAGGCACAAGAGGGTTGGCTTTTCATTTAAGATCACACAGTGTATCCAATGAAGAGTATTATCTTACATATATTTGTCCCGATTCAAATAGATGTGTTATTTGTGGACAGCCTACTAAGTTTAACAAGTTGTCTAAGGGTTTTTATAAAACATGTTGTAAAGAATGCAGAATAAAATCATTCAAAATGGAATATAATAAAACATGTATGGAAAGATACGGGGTTAATAGCCCAATGAAGTTGGATATTTTCAAAGAAAAAGTCAAAAACACTATGATTAAAAATTACGGTGTAGATAATATAGCAAAAAGTAAAAAAATACAAAATATTAAAAAAGAAAATCATTTAAAAAAATATGGTGTAGAAGCCCCTGCTCAACGAGATAGTATTAAAGCTAAAATGGCAGCAACTAATATAGAGAGGTATGGTGTAGCTTTTGCGTCAAAAACAGATAAAGTTAAAGAGAAAGTGAAACAAACAAATTTAGATCGTTATGGGGTTTGTGCTCCCCTTCAGAGTAGCAGTGTTCTTGATAAAATGAAAAAGACATGTTTAAAAAGGTATGGTGTAGAAAATCCAGGACAATTACGCAAAACAATAGATGTAAATAAAGAGTTAATGCTGGATAAGATTATAAGTGGTGTGAGATTACAGTATTGTAGTATGTTAGATATTTCTAGTTACATTTCTACTAATAAAGATAATAAATATAAATTTAAATGTAATTATTGTGATAACATTTTTTTTTCACATTTAGAAAATGGGCATCAGCCAAAATGTCCGATATGTTTTAACGGAAGTTTGATAGAACAATATATTTCTGAAATTTTGTCAATGTTTAATATAAAATATATAACAAACGATAGAAGCATTATTAGCCCATATGAATTAGATTTTTATCTTCCTGATTATAATATAGCAATAGAATGTAATGGTATCTACTGGCATGCAGAAAACCAGCTGGCAAATAGAAAATTATTACCATGTAGTATAAGAAATTATCATTTATTTAAATATAATATGTGTAAAAAAAATGGAATAAAATTATTACAGTTTTTTGAAGATGAGATACTAGATAAAAAAGTTATAGTAGAATCGATGATTTTAAATAGACTTGGGTTATCAGAAAAACTATGCGGAGCAAGACAATGTAATATAGTAGATATTAGTGCTAAAATAGCAAATAAATTTTTGAACGATAATCATATTCATGGTAGAAATTATGGAAGTACAGATTCAATGGGTGCCATATATAAAGGTAATTTGGTTTCGGTAATGTCATTTAAAAAAGGAAACATATCGAGAAAATCTACACAAATGGAGTTAGATAGATTTTGTACTAAAACACATTATTATATTCCAGGCATTTCTTCAAAAATGTTTAGTCGTTTTTTAAAAACCAGACAGGTGTTTGGTAATATCCTCACGTATTCTGATTTACGTTTTGGTGTCGGTAGTGTGTATAAATATTTAGGTTTTAATTTTATTAGTCAATCTCTACCAAATTACTTTTATGTAATAGGTACGAAACGTAAACATAGGTTTTCATATAGAAAATCTGTTTTAAAAAATAAATTAAGAACATTTGACCCAACTTTAACGGAATATCAAAATATGTTAAGTAACGGGTATGATAGGGTGTGGGATTGTGGTCATTTTAAATTTTTATATGGTAAATAATGAAAAAAAAGTATTTCTTGGCGGAACTTGTAATGAAAGTACTTGGCGCAACAGGATGGTGATTTATTTACACGAAGAAGGGGTCGAATGGTTTAATCCCGTTGTTCCTGATTGGACAGAAGCATGTATGACACAAGAAATTAAGGAACGTGAGACTTGTGATTTTGTTCTTTATACAATTACGCCAAAAATGACAGGAGTTTATTCCATTGCTGAAGTTGTCGATGATAGCAATAAAAGACCAAGCAAGACTATTTTGGTGCTATTACGTGATGATAGAGATTTGCGTTTTTCAAAGGGGCAGTGGAAATCACTTGGTGCTGTAGCCAAAATGGTTACTCGTAATGGTGGCAACGTTTTTGATAGTTTAAAATCTGCTGCTATATACATTGGTGGCAAGTAAAATGAAGTCATATGAAATAGTTAAAGCACAAGCTAACAGTTTAGTATCTTTTTATCGCCAACATCCAGTAATTGCTGCTTATGATTTATTAGGTGTTACACTTGATGAAATCCAACGTATTATTTTTAGAGACATGTGGTTTAAGGATTATGTTATTATTGTAGCTCGTCGTGGTTTAGGTAAAAGTTTTTTACAAGCATTGTTGGCAACTTTAAAAGCATTACTATATCCTGGTCATAGAGTCGGTTTAATTGGAAGTTCGTATAGACAAAGTAAAGTAATGTTTCGAGAAGTAGAAGCCTTATATCAACAATCGGAAATATTTAGAGAAGCCACAATGCGGGCTCCAGTAAAGAGTACAGATATGTGTGAGGTAAAATTCAGGCCGGCAGGGAAGTATTCAGGTTCGTCTATTTTAGCTATCCCTTTAGGTAATGATGGTTCTAAAATTAGAGGCCAAAGATTTTTCACAATCTGCGTGGATGAATTCGCGGTTGTGCCTGAGCAAGTATTTAATCTTGTAATTAGACCTATGGCAGCTACTACTCATGACCCCATGTCAAACGTAGCAAGAATGAAAAGACAGAAAAAATTAATAGCATTAGGTTTAGAGGTGGAAGAAGAGTCTAATGTTAATAAAATAGTTATGACCTCGTCTGGGTTTTTTAAAGTTAATCATATGTGGAATCGAATGAGGCATTATTGGAAAAAAATAGAATCAGGCGATAATACTTACGCTGTTCATCAAGCTTCTTATACTGATTTGTCAGAAGGGTTTTTAAATAAAGGTAACATTGAAGAAGCAAGAGAAACAATGCCACGAGCGTTGTTTGAGATGGAGTATTGTGGAAAAATGATTTCCGATTCCGAAGGATTCTTTAAAGCGTCAATGATAGAAGCGTGTATTGCTAATAAGTTAGATAATTACTTTAGTGTAAAACTAAAAGGAAATAAAGATTCAAAATATGTTATGGCAATAGACCCAGCTAGAACAAGCGATTCTTTTGCTATTCTTATTTTTAAAGTTAGTGAAATTATTACAAAACTTGTTTATGCTGTTACATATACAGGTATAAGCTCAATAGAAACTGTTCACGAAGTATTTAGATTAAGGGATAATTTTGATTTAGTTAGAATCGTAATGGATTCACAGGGTGGTGGACTTAATATAAAAGATTTACTTGAAGCTGGTATAGATAATAATAAACCTATTTTAGATTTATTAGATAAGGATAACTATGGAAAAGATGGGGATTTAATATTACAGCTGTTTAATCCGAGTCCATCAACAAACACTGATGCTAATTTTACAGCATTAGCTATGTTGGAAAAGAATAATTTTTTGTTTCCTGGTCCTCCGCAGTTTGGGTATGAGGAAGAGGATGATTTATATGAATATATAGAGTTATTAAAAAGACAGATATTAAGTATAGTAGTAACCCAAAACCCTAATGGGAGTTTGAATTTTAATACTCAATCAGCAAAAGCTAAAAAGGATTTATATTCATGTTTTATAATGGGTTGTTGGGTGATAAAACAAATAGCAAAAGAGAGAGAGATGTCTACTGAACAGGAACAGATACTGTCTTATACAGGTGTTATAAATAATAGAACAGGTGGTTCTATGAATAATCAGTACATAGATAGAGTAAATAATTTCGGCGGTGGAATAAGGCCGTTGATAGTTCCTACTGTAATATAATAGGAGAATGCGGTTATGGTCAAAAAAGATTTAAATATTTTAAAAGGCGAACTTAATACTAAGTATGATACTAATATATTAGATATCCAAGAAAATAAAGACGGCTCTGTATCATTTATGGTTGATAAATCTTCTGTTTCTCCGGGTTTTCTTAAAGATAGAAAAATAAATGATAGTAAAGTAGTTGGTTCTGTTGTTAGCAGACCAAGAATGGATAGAACATATTTAGATCTTCAAAATAAAACAACTGTAGCACAGAGGAAACCACATGTTTTATATAAAAGATCTGCTGATGAGTATCTTAATGATCCTATATATGGTGCCAGTATAAATGTTTTAAGTAACTTTGCGTGTAAAGGTTTTGAAAATGATTCTGAGGATTTGGATATTAAATACTTTTTTGATTGTTGGTGTTTTGATACTAATTTTGAAGAAGTATTAGAGTGGGTATTTTTAGATTTTTTTAGAATGGGCATGGTTAGAACTTATAAAATTCTTGGTAAATATGTTCCTAGTATAAATAATATATCAGATCCTTCTGAAATTGTTAAAGATAAAAGCTCAAGTGCTGCCGGGGCTGTAGAAGATAAAGTTTCAGGTGCTGCCAAAGTAAGATGGTCTAAAAAAGATATACCTTTAAAATATACAGTTCTTAATCCAAATTTTGTTGAAATAGAAGGAAGTTTACTGTTTGGTGATGCTAAGACAACTTTAAAACCAAATACTGAACTTAAAGATTTATTTAAGAAAAAAACAAAGGATTTAACTACAGAAGAGAAAAACTTAATTCAAAAATTACCGTCTAAATTTAAAAAAGCATTAAAAGATGGAAAAAATATACCATTAGATCCACAATTAGTAGGCGAGATTGATTATAGGAAGATGCCGTATGAAAGGTATGGTTTACCTCGTGGTGCTAGAGTATTTGAATCTTTAAATTATAAAAAGTCTTTACGTGATGCCGATCTGTCAACGTTAGATGGTATTACTAATTATATTTTAAAAATTACGGTAGGTAGTGATAAGTTTCCTGTTACTTCACAAGAGCAGTTAGAACAGGTAGCACAGTTGTTTAACACGCCTAGTAAATCTTTTGATGTAGTTTATAATCATACCTTGAAAATAGAAAAAATAACATCTCCAGAAATAGAAGCAGTGTTAGGTAAAGAAAAGTATGCACAAGTTAATGAAGATATTTCTGGTGGTTTATCTTTACCAAGAGTGTTACTTGACGGTGTTGGTGATTTGAATACAGCGGAAGTGAATACTGTTGTAAAGTCTGTTGTTGAAGAAATACATTATGCAAGAAAATGTGTAACTAGGTGGATATATAAAGAATATATATTTATTGCTGAGGCTCTTGGTTTTACTAAGATACCTAGAGTTAGATGGGATGATACTATACTTAAGGATATATTAATGTATATGTCTATAATAGGACAATTAGTAGATAGGCGTATGTTAAGTTATAAAACAGCTCTCGAACGTTTAGGTTTCAACTTTATGTCAGAGCTTACAAATATGCGTAAGGAACTTCCTATAGTACTTAATGAAGGTGCATTTGGTATTATAGGTAGTCCGTGGCAACAAGCGGCTGGATTAGCGTATACCCAAGATACTCAAATGGCCCCACAAGGAAGCCCATCGCAAGGAAAGCCTGTTGGTGAAGAACCTACTGAAAATCAAGATACTACACCCGACAAACAGAGTAAAGAAAACGATGGAGAAAGTAGTGCTAATATAGACGAAGAGTTGCTTAAAAAAGTTGGTGGATTAGATCATGCTTTAAAAATTAAGTTGTTGAAGTTAATCAATGAGTAGTGAAGAGTTGGAGGTAATCAATGTTTAAATTTAAGACATATGCTAAAGCCGAGTTAGTAACAGACGCGGATGGTGCATTAAAGAAGACTTTAGCTGGACGAGTTGATATTCCTGATGATGCCCCGTTTGATCTTTTGTTTTTTAAAGCCATTTATTTAACTAGTGGTTCAAACCTTAATCATGTGTATTTTGATAAAGCCGAGCTTACAAAGTCTATAGATACTGTAGCTAATAAAGCTATGGATATTGAACATGAGGAACAAGGTATAGTTGGTCATATATATGCTGCTTCGTTTTTTGGCGCAAAAAATAATGAGCCTATAGAAGCTGATAAGTTATCTAGTTATGAAGGTGAGGCTGATGTTGTTATAGCTGGAGTAGTTTATAGAGATAGATTTCCAAAATTAGCTTCTGAAATAGCAAAGGGAAGCTGGTATATTTCTATGGAAACTTATTATGCTTCTTTTGATATAAAGGTTGGTGATGTTTTGTTAGATTATGATACGGCTGTTTCTTTAGGTATGGCAGATCTTATAGGGCAAGATGTAACATTAAAGAAATCGGGAGAAGTAATTACGTCTGGAATAGCAAAAAAAGTAATTAGAGATTTACATTTTTCTGGAGGTGGTTTCGTAAAAGAGCCAGCTAATCCTACATCAGTAGTTTTAGATACATCTTGTAATAAAACAATTGATATAGCTGTTGTTACGTCAAAAAATGATAATAAAAATGATATTAACAACAATAAGAGAGATAATGTTGATATGGGTTCTAATAAGATGAATTTAGAAGAAGTATGTGCTTTTATTGAATGTTTGATAGAAGACTATGAAAAAGAGTTTTCGCGTCCCAATTATGATACTCTAATTAAAGAAGTTGATGATGCGCTGACTGCTGTTTCGGGACTTATTTGTAAAGAGTGTGCGAAGAAGTGGACAACTAAATATATAAATTCTTTGCCTAACAGTGCTTTTATTATTATTGAACCTGCTTATACTAGTGGTAAAACTGATAATAAAAACGCTAGACACTTACCTTATAAAGATGACGCAGGTAAAGTTGATTTGCCACACTTACGTAATGCTTTAGCAAGGTGTGGTCAAATTAAACCTGTTACAGATTCTATTTCTCAGGATTCATTAAGAAGTAAAGCCTGTAAGAAGGCACAAAGCCTTGGTAAGAAACATTTAAAGAAAAAGAAGTAAGTAATTAACTTTCTATTGTTTTATAGAAAGTATTTTTTTTAAAGTATTGTAGGGAGTTAACTAAATGTTTGTTAACCTATGATATGGTTGGGAGAAGTATCAATGGTTTTAACATATAAAATTATATATGTAATAGTTGTGGGGTCAAACTTGATAGAGATGTCAATGCCGCAATAAGTTTTAAAATGGCCGCAAGTTCTGCGGTGACAGCCTGTGGACACGGGGGCGCTGATCATGTTTTACATGATGAAACAGATGTTAATTATTAATGTTTGTTAACGAGTTTAGGACGGTTATAACTGATGGCGCTAAAAGATAAGAAACCTGTTCCAAATATGGTAGGTATGCGTGCTAATGCTGAAAAAGCTCTAATTATGAAAGATATGGGTAACGGTCATATGAGGCCTTTTATGTGGGGGTCTACTATTACTGTTGCTAGTGGGGATAATAATGCATTAGTAGCTAGTGGAACAATGGCGGATGTGTATGTAGACGAGGCTGTGTATGCTCTAAGTGATGGAGATTATCGTATCGCTAAAGATGCTGCAACACATACGGTAAAAATTGAGACGTTGACTACGAGTGGTGTTAATGCCGATTTTGATGTTGATGTTGTAGTATTTATGTCTACAGCTGCTACGATAGATATTAATGACTATACCGGAAAAAGAGGGTATTCGGTAGGTAATTATTAAAAAAAGAACAAATATTGGCACACAAAAGTGTGTATGTAATGATTGTGGGGTCAAACTTGATAGAGATGTCAATGCCGCAATAAGTTTTAAAATGGCCGCAAGTTCTGCGGTGACAGCCTGTGGACACGGGGGCGCTGATCATGTTTTACATGATGAGAATTTGGGACGGTTATATTATAATGATTGATCTTACGACCAAGACTGAACTTGAAAAATTAGTTAAGAATATTTTTTCTAAGAAAGAAGACTCTGATAAGAAAGAGATGCTTGTTGAGGCTTTAGAAAATGCAAAGTCTAAATTGGTAGAAACTTCTAATCTTATTGCTGAAAGGGATTCTGAAATTGCAGAGATGGCTACAAAGATAGAAGAGTTGGATGCTTCTGTTGAGACTCTTACTGCTTCTGCGACTGAAACTGATGAGACTCTTAAAGCTAAAAAAGAAGAATTAACTAAAGTTTCAGAAGAGTTAGAAACAGAAAAGGCAAAAACAGCAGAACATGAGTCTGCTATGGAAAAGAAAGATGTTGAAGTTACATCTATGAAAGAAGAATTTAAAAAAGTATCTTCTGAATTAGATACAATTAAGAAAGACGCTATTGTTGAAAAGCGTATGTCAGCTTTGGAGGAAGCAGGTTTGCTTCGTTCTGATGAAGAAGGCGTTACTGCTCAAAAAGAAAAAGTATCAGCATTTTCTGATGAGGAATATGAGATTTATAAAAAAGAACTAGAAGAAATTAAAGCTTCTATTGTTGCTTCTTTAAAGGATAAAACTATTGATCCTAAAAATAAAGATAAAGGTAATACAACTCTTAATTTAGAAGGTGATAACGAGCCTACTATAAAAGACATTGGAGAAGCTTTAGGTGAATTATTTTATGGAAAAAAAGAATAAAAGTAAATACGATTTAAGAATATAATGGAGGTAAGATAAACATGTTTATTCCTAGAGATCCTGTTAATGAAAATATGTTTTGTCAATATATAGCCACTACTTCAAGTGGTGGAACTGGAGAGTTTCTTGCTTATGCGGGTGCTGTTGTATACATTTGTGATGCTACTTGTGATAGTACACATGGTTCTAATACAGAAACCTATGTTAAAGTAAGTACTAGTGTGAGTGGTAATCACTTTGGTTTTTTAGAGCAGTCAATTAAGACTGGGTATCATTCTATTCACCCTGCAGGCTATATAATGGATAAAGATTTTGGGATGTCCCATGTAGTTGCACAGCCTACGTTTGCTGCGGGGACTCGTACTGTAAATGGTACTAAAGCTACTCCTGTTGGTATAGCCCATCTTGGTATTTGGGAAACCACACATTATAATAATGGTGGAGTTGCCATTAAATCCGGTGCTGCGATGTATGTCAGTGCAAATGATGGCGGTAAGATATGTACTTCTTCAAGCGGTGCTACTCAAGTTGCTTGGTGTATGAAGGGTGTTACTGCAGCTAAAGAAGCTAAGAATGTTTTGGGTACTACATTGTATCCAATTAGAATTAAACTTTTGATATAAAAGTAATAATGTTTAAAATATAGGCCGACGAAAAATTAGGCTATGGAGGATTATATATTATGGATAGAAGTGAATTAGTAAAGCTATTTAAAGCTGCTGCTTCTGTTGATGGGTCTGGTAGTATTGCTGCTCTTAAAGATTTTGCAGCTGCATTAACTATTCCTATTCTTCAGAAGATAGAGCTCGATTCTATTATGCGCGGTTTGTTTGCGGTTGAAAGATTAGAGCCGGGCGCACAAGCATCATATCCTATTGCAGACGATATGTATGACATCCCAGTGTGGCTTTTACCTGGGCTGGGTTATGTTGCACAGAACTTTATTGAAGGTATGGGAGAAGAAGTGTATATTCCTACTTTTGATATGGCTGCATCTGCAGATTGGAAAGTTAAATATGCTCTTGAAGGAAGAGTAGACGTTTTGGCAAAAGCAATTGCTAAGGTAGCAAAAACAATTGGAGAGTATGAAGATGACTGTGGTTGGAATGTGATTGTTCCTGCTGTAACTTCTGCTTGGGTAGCCCAAGGATTACTTACTGGTCGTCCTGCTCCTATATATGAGGTAGCTCCCGCTAGTCCTGGTGCTGGTTATCTTTCTAAAGAGCTAATCAATAAAATGATAGTTGGTATGGAACGTATTGGACGAAGACTTACTGATTTGTATATTAGTCCAGAGGATGCTGCTGATATACGTGAGTGGACTGATACTGATATTGATCCTGTAACTAGGCGTGAGATTTTCCAAGCTGCAGGTATGACAGGTATTTGGGGTGTAGCAATGCATCCAGTTAGACACCTCGGCGTTACTGGTAAGTATAACATTAATGGTTATGATGCAGAAGAGTATGAGTATAGTAAGTTTACTTGTGCTGATGGTGATGTTTTTCATGATTATACAATTACTAATGCAAATATTGTTAATGATGAGGGTGTTGTAACTCAATTAGGTGAAACTCAAATTTATGGATTTGATCTTTCGGTTAATGATTCATTAGTTATGCCTATCAAGAAAGAATATGAAGCAATAGATGATCCAACACTCTTAAGACGCCAGAAAATCGGCTTTTTCGGATGGCAAGAAATCGGATTTAGTTGTTTAGACCCGAGAATGATGTGTATGGGAATTATAGATAGATCACTATAAGTTGTTATAATGTTTATATATTTGAAGCCCTAGCAGCAATGTTAGGGCTTTTTATTGGTATAAAGCAAAAGATAGATGTTTATGGTGTTATATTTTGGCACAAGTATTGCATTAAATATGTTTAAACTAGTGAGGGGTTTTTATGCCGAAGTATAAACCGAAAAAATGTAAGTTATGTAATGAGTTGTTTATACCGACTTCTGGTAACCAGCTTGTTTGTCTTGATTGTATTCCAGAACGTAAGAAAATCTATATATCAAAATATGGTAAAGAAAAACATATAAAAAAACAATTAGCTAAAGGGTTGGGTAAGCCACAAAAATGCCCTTTGTGCGGCGAAATATTTATTACTTTAGATAGCAAGAGAAAGTATTGTGGTTCTGAAGAATGTGAAAAAATAAGATGTGAGATAAAAAGTAAAAAAATACAAAAAAGAAGAACAGAAATACGAAAAAAGAAAAAAGTAGACAAATTAAAACATTTTTTGTTTAAAGTGTATAATACTGAAGAATTTAAGGGTGAGATAAAAATAAAGAACACATCTGGTCAAATAACATATTCTGATGAGTATGTTAAATATTATTTTTCAAAATATGGTTATAAAGTATTAGATAAATATAAAAATTTTGGAACAAAAATGAGTGTTATTTGTCCAAACAACCACCCACAAAAGATATCTTTTCAAAACTTTTTTAGAAAAAATCAAAGATGTAAGCAATGTGCTATTGAATCAAAAACATGTGGAACAAAGTGGGAAAATGATATTTTTATGCTACTTACAGAGAATAATATAAATTTTGATTATAGGGTACGAACAATATTAGAAAATAAATTGGAATTAGATTTCTATATTCCGAAATATAAAGTTGCTATAGAGTTGTGTGGTCTATACTGGCATTCCGAGATTGGTGGAAAAAAAGAAAGAAAATACCATAGAAATAAATATTTGGAATGTGTCAAGAAAGGTATAAGGTTAATAACAGTATTTGAAGATGAATATGTTAATTTTCCTGATGTTGTTAAATCTAGGATTTTACATGCTCTTGGCGTATCAACACAAAAACTGTATGCTAGAAAAACAGAAGTAAAAATAGTTAATAATAAACAGGCTTCTAACTTTTTGAATAAAAGTCATTTACAAAAAAGTTCGCCGTGTAAATTTAGTATTGGAATGTTTGAAGGAGAAAAACTTATTGGTGTTATGACTTGGGGCGCTATGTCTAGGGCACATGCTAAAGTAGACGGATTACCAACACTTGAATTAAAAAGATTTGCGTTTAGTTCTTATTTACATGTTGTTGGGGGCGCGTCCAAAATGTTTAAATTTTCTATCAACTATATAAAAAACAATTTAAGAGAAATAGAATTTATTAAGTCATATTGCGATCTGAGGTATGCTAATTATAAAAATACTATTTATTCTGTTCTAGGTTTTGATTTATATGATGAAACAACAGGTTCTCCTCATTATATAGGTAACAATTATAATTCTCGTATTAGAAACCAGTCTCTGAGAAAAACTAAAGAAGAAAGGCTTTTAGGAAAAACAGAATGGGAGTTAAGAAAGGAACAAGGTTATGATAGGATTTGGGATTGCGGTCATAGGTCATATATTTTTTATATAAGATAGTGTTTGTGTGTTAAAATTCTTCTGCCCGCCAAAAAGAAATAACCCCACTAAACCAATTATAGTAAGGGATTTAATTCACAAATAGGAGATTTATTATGGAAGGTTATGTCAAGAACATAGGAAAGGCGCCGATTTATATTTTTAAAGGAGTTGTGAACGTTAATGAAATTATTACTTTTGATACGTTGTTAAAAAGGTTTGGAGACGTGGCCGATACAAGTAGCGAAAGAGTGTTTGCCGATTGGTTATCGAAGAATAAATTCATAAATAAAAGTAGATGGCAAATAGTTACAAAAAAGGCAGCTAAAGTAAAAAAAATTCCGGCCACAGAAGTATCGTCTGATGAAACAAAAGTTAAATTAGAGAAATTGGAAAAACCAGAGAAAGTAGAACCAGAAGAAATAGAAAAAATAAAAGAAATAGAACCCGTTTCTAAAGTTACTGCTACTAATAGAGAGATTATAAAACAATCAGTTGCTGGTGTAAAGAAAGAAATGACCATCGATTATATTGTGAATATAAAAACTCTAAATATGAAAAAAGAAATTAATAGAATTGATGATTTAAAACTTTTAAAAGTAGCTTTAAAGAAAGCCGAGGGTATGACAAAAAAAGCAACATTATGTAATGCACTTAGAGATAGAATAACGGAATTAAGTGTTAGATAATAATACTTGGAGATATAAATTATGTCTGATGAATATAGAAAACTTAGATATGTAAAATTTTATAAAGACAGAGTCAATGTTGGTGCTGAAGGTTATAACCCACAAATAATATTATATTATAATAGTTCTGATGAGCTTATAAAGGTTAGAGAAGCGTGGCGTGGGGATATTTGGGAACAAACTATTTCTGGAACTACTACAGGTAGCGGAATAATGGGTCAAACAGTTGATTATGAAACCTATTTTGACCCGTGGGTAAAAGTGTAATTGAGTTAATTTATGATAGTATTGAATAAATTTAACGCTGAGACTATAACGCATACTTTAAGTGGAACAAGACATACTGGGCAATTATCTGATGACCAAGTTCCTGATTATATTACAAGAGATTCAGAACTAACAACCCTTTCTGGTAGTCTTCAAATTGATATAGATAGTAAATCTGATACTGGACATACCCACGCTGAATCTGATATCACCGACTTCGATAAATACACAACAGCTGAGGTGGATACAATCTCAGGCAGTTTGAGCACCGAGATTGATTCAGATATTACAACACATTCAGCTAGCGGTGATCACGATGGGCGTTATTACACAGAAAGTGAGGTTGAC